ATGTTTCAAACAAGTATTGGTCCCTATGATGGTAATTCTTGGGAAAGCTTAATTCAAATTTGTCTTAAGCATAAATATGCAGATGAAAGATATCGCAGAATGGACGCTACAGTTCATGGCGATCTTGGAATAGAAGGATATACCTTGTCCGGCAGGGTATTTCAGTGCTATTGTCCTGACGATGATACTACAACAGCAGATTTAACTGACAAACAGAAAGATAAAATCAATAAGGACTTATCAAAACTGGTAAAAAATGAGCATGATCTAAAATCACATTTGATGGACAATAAAATCAAAGACTGGATCTTAATAACGCCAGAGTATAGAAACAAAGACATTCATGCATACTGCAATAAAAAAGCAACTGAATATAGAGATAAAAAGTTAAGCATCTTACATGATGATTTCTTCGTTCATGTGCATGAGTTAGATGACTATGCAGCTCAAATTCCGATTGCTTTAAAACATCTTCAATTCAAGTTAGATATAAAAGAGAGCATAGATATTACTAGTGAATATATATCTGATTGGAAAGATGCTGAAATTTCATACACCCAAAACGCAATCAGAAAATATGGTTCCGTATTGCCTCCTAATAAGCCGAATAGGGAAATTAAAATTGAATCTTTAACAAATCATTGCGTAAAAAACTATTTACTGGGAAGTGATATTCTCAGGCAATGGGAAACTAGACTGCCGGAAAAATACGAAAGCTTCGTTCGACTAATTAGTTCTTTTGAACATAGCGTAGCAACAAAATGCATGATAAGTGATGAAAACCCAAACATACTATATAGAGATATAAATAATGATCTTAAAGTAGTGCTTGAGCAAGAATTTCCAGAACTAAGTAAAACAATGATCAATACAATATCTGATCAAGTTGTAAGCAAATGGATGTTGGAGTGTCACATTGATTTTGAATAGAAGATGGAAATAGTCGAAACAAAAAAAATAACATTTAAGCAACGACCTTTAGCTGTATCTATAAATTATAGGATACACTCTAAAATAGTTTTAATATTATTAATATTAAAACTCAACTCTAGAGGATCTAAAGCTTCCCCTTTAAAGATACATTTCTTTGTATGGGCATTAAGGAATCCACAAAATCAGTCTAGAGTTAGAGATTTAATCACATCAAGATTCTCAAGTTATATAGAGTTTTGGGGACTAGAACCTGCTCTAACTCGAGCTCTGGAGTACGCCACTTCCGAAGGATTAATAACCATAGAAAAGGCTAGTTATTCCATAGCGGAGAAAGGAGAACAATTTTTGAAATTAATTCAGAATGATCCACAAATTTTACCATCTGAGAAAGCCTTTTTAATTGCTATTGGAAAGGGCATTTCAGATGATAAACTAAAAAAGATAGCCACTTGGGCTCAGAAAGATGCTTAAAATAAAAGCTTTAAGAATTGAAGTTTTCACCGTAGACGGAAAATACGGCAGAGATATAGTATTTGGGGACGGCTTAAATATTATATACGGGAACAATACATCAGGAAAGAGTACATGTGTTCAAGCAATACTCCATGGATTAGGCATGGAGGAGCTTTTGGGGGGCAAGGCACAAAAACTATGCAGTCCGTTTTGAAAGATATTGTAGAAGATGGGGAGAGTTATCATCAAGTTACCGAGAGCTACGTATATCTAGAAATTGAAAATTATCGAACGATAACCACTAAGCGTAGTGTGCAAAGCACTTATAGAGATTATAAACTTGTCGACGTATTCGATGGGGCATATCTAACTGGTTCCGAAGAAGATAGGTCAAGTATGTCTTTGAAGAACTACTATCTATTCGACGCTAATGCAGCACAGGACAAGCAACACGGTTTTCATGCATACTTAGAAAACTTTTTAGGGTGGCATCTTCCTTCTATTAATAATGCACAAGGCAATGAGGCTAAACTATATATTCAGACGGTATTCCCAGCCTTTTTTATAGAACAAAAATCAGGCTGGTCCGACTTTCTAGCTACGATCCCTTACTTTGGCTTAAGGAGTGTCGAAAGTAAAGTAGCAGAATTTTTGTTGAACATGGATATTATTGAGAATGATATAAAAAAACAAGAATTAAAACAAGCAAAGCAGCAATTACAGCATAAATGGGACACTTTAAAGATTAGATTAAAGGAACTCGCCAATAGTGGAAATTGCATTTTAAGAGGCTACCCTGAAAAACCAGAAAAGATAGAAGATTTCAATTTAATTAGATTTACAATTAATCATCAGAATAGAGTTTTATCTATTGACGAATATTTAAAACTTCTCGGAGAAGAATACAATGCATTAGAGAATAAGGCCATCCCGAAAGTGCAAGACAGATCCAATGATTTCGAAAAGAAGTTATTAGAATTAGAGGAAACAATATCCGACGGCAGTATTTTATATGGAAAATTAACACAGGAAACCTCTCAAGATATTGAGAAAGTTCGTTACTTAAAAAGTCAGTTAGAAGATACTAAAAAAGACGTTGAGAGTTATAAAGCCGAAATCAAATTACAAAAACTTGGTAGTACTCTTGATCTTTCAGTATCCTTAGATTCGTGTCCTACGTGTCATCAACACATTAATGGATCTCTATTACCACAGAATATAAATCAGAGAGTAATGACTGCTGACGAAAATTTAGATTTCCTCAAAGCTCAGCAAAAAATGATTGAAATATATATAGACACGGCACAACAAAATATTGATCGTAATACTACTAATATAGCAGTTCTATCCACTACATTACGTAACCAAAGAAGTGAACTAAGAGGAATCAAAAAGACATTAATGTCTGACGATAGATTACCTTCTGAAGCTGATATTGAGAGAAAAATAATATCAAGACAAAGACTAGATTTTTATGTAAAATTTAGCAAAAAGTTTGATAGCTTAAAAGATGAAATAGTTTTTTTAGTTGATGAGTTCACATCTATTCTTAATGATGAAGCTCGTTTACCAAAGGCTATGTTATCGCATCTTGATGCTCGAAAACATAGTGACATGGAAAGTTACTTTAGATTATATTTAAATAAATTTAATTACAGTAGTAAAGATCCTAACTCAATAAAGATTTCATTTGATAAATACCAGCCTTCAGTAGAAGGATTAGCTTTGAGAAAAGAGTTAGACAGTAGAAACAAAAAAAGTTACGATATAAGATACGACAGTTCAGCTAGCGATTTTGTAAGAAGTATATGGGCATATACTTGTACTCTCTTTAAAGTATCTGACTTATATAATGGCAATCACCCTGGATTAATTGTTATGGACGAACCAGAGCAGCACTCAATGTCAGATCAGAGTCTTCGTAACCTGCTTATAGAACTTGCCTCTTTTAAAAATTGTCAGTCCATTGTGGCAGCGTCTTTCCATAACGAAGAGAGCGTTTTTAGAAGCGCAACCAGCGGTTTAAACTGTCATATTATAAAACTCGGTTATAAGGCTATAGTACCTTTTGAACGATGAATAGTTCATCTGCTTATCTTATACTTTGATAGTGGCCTTTCATGCGCTTGACGATTGAGTCAATACGTTCTGCCATAGCATATAGGTCATTATTATCTTTCCTACTAATGTCTTTACATCTCGCTACGTTTCTTTCACGTAGTATCCAAGCCGCTAGTTTGAGAAGTAACACATCGAAAATCACAATTGTAAGCTTTTGATTCCAACACTCTCGTCTATACAAATATAGCAAAATTACATTATATATAATATACTTTTGCTATATTGGTATAGACAATATTAAGTAACTGACTGTCAGTTACTTAATATCAGATTAAGCGTACTATTCATAAATAATGGTGCAATTAGTGTGCATTGACGCTTTCGTTCCGTCTATTTTTTTGAACTTGTTAGCTTACATTAAATATTACGCAATTCGCTTTGATGCAGTTAAACTTTACCGAACCGCCTTTTGAAGAAGGATAGTATTGCATTCTCATTGTAATCTAAGCTGCCTCGCTGTTCTTTTGCCAATAGCAATTGGTATCTGGCTATTGAAGCTTCTTCCTCGTTTTCCTGCTGCTGTTTGTCTTCCTTATCATCATCTGGTAGTGGCACTGGAGCTGTAAGGGTGTCTGACTCTTTACACTTGGTTTGAATATATTTTACCAAATCAATGAAGTGATTCTTCTTGGTTATGTCAATGATTCCAGTTCCGGGATTACCATTCACCTCTGTTACATAAGTCTGGCCCATCTTTTCCCGGATTAGGTCCACTCCAGCAAACTCCAGTCCGACCGCCTTAGCGGCCTTGATGCACATTTCAGTCTCGACACCGCTCAAGTTGATGGAACGTCCATTACCTCCTTTTGATAAATTGGCTCTAAAGTCCCCCTGGCTGGCTGTTCGTTCCATTGCTGATACTACTTCATCACCTATCACAATGGCCCGGATATCGGTCGGCTTGCCACTACTGCTATCATGTGCTTTAACGAAGCGTTGTAGCTTAACCGGAATGTTTGCCCGATGAAAGCTTTCCATTGTCGTGTTAGCTGCCAATGGCGTCTCCAAGATTGATACACCACTACCCTGGGAGCCGGTAAGCTGCTTAGCCACTACGGGTAGCCCACCCGCCTTATCAATGGCGAAGGCGACATGGTTAGCCCGCATAGCAAATACGGTCAGCGGAGTACGTACGTTGGCCGCGCTCAGCACTTGGCTTGTCCACAGCTTGTCGTGTGCCACTAACAGGCCGATAGCGGTTTGCGGACTGTATACAGTCAAGTTTTCATTTAGGTGGCGCAGGATCGACACACACAGCGGTAGTTCAGCACCGATCCGGCTAATCACCGCATCGAACGAAGCTGCAAATAGCCGTACCGGACTTTCCAGCTCCGGTGAGCCATTGAAGATCCGATCATAGCCATTGACCTGCTCGGAGATGAACAGATACAGGTTACGGGGGTCATGAGTCTCATAGGTGTGTCCGGCGTCGGTAATAGCTTGTGTTAGGTATTTCGACGGGGTGCCGGTACTCAGGATTAGTAGTTTCATTGGTTGCTATTGATTGGAAAGTGGAAAGTGCTTACGTGGTGGCTAAGCGGATTGGCTACAGTGGGGAGTGAAGGCCCATTTGTGTTAGCGAACTGCCCACAATATTTGTGGACGGAATCGACCAACAACTCAAAACTCGTTTTCATATATTCGGAAACGGAAAAAGTGGAAAGTCCCAAAACCGGTAAAGGGCGGGGTCGATAAAGAAAAAAATGCCCAAAAACGGGGGGTGTTTTTCTACAAAGTGCTCATTTTCAATAGTTTAACTCAAATTTTGGGTGCAAAAAATTGAGAATGATTTAATTAGTTGATTTTCAATACTTTATGTCATTACGGGGCGCGGGGTCGGTTTGTGCTCATTGAGTCGAGTGGAAAGTCTTAGCCTGGTAAATGGAAAGCAGCACGCTCCAGCCAGAACGCATTGAAATCTTTGTGCTCAGCGTACAACCTGGAGCGGTCAGCGACACACAAACCGTTATTGGAAAGTCGTTCTAGGGTTGCTTTTCCGGCTGTATCATTATCCAGGTAGGCGTTTACCCGTTGGTAGCTTTCCAACAATGGGAAAGCACTTTCCAAATTGGTCGTTGAGTTGAGCACCAGCGTAGGGAAAGTGGGCGTTTGTAGGCCGTAGTACTCCAGGGCGGAAAGGAAATCAAACACCCCTTCAAAGACGTTGATGCTGCCAGCCGTAGGTGCGTCGATCAGCGTGTATCCGGCTGGCCCTATATTGCGCTTAGCCCCTACTCCATTCCGCAATGCGTAGCCGCCTTTCTGGTTGGCAAATCCTAGCGCAAATAGGTTCTTTTCGCCCTGCTGGTAGTAGATCTCCAGGCAGTACCGCCGTGCGGTCGGGTAGCTGATCTTGCGGCTTTCCACATATCTGATCAAGTGCGGATTGGAAAGCAGTTTGATCGAACAAATAGTAGCTTGTGCAGTGGGGGCGTGAACAGGCCCACTAAATGAAAAGCCAGGCTTACTTTCCAAACCAGCGAACCGGCTCAGCTCGTCAACAGCTTGGGTAAAGCTGACGCTGTTGAGCCGCTGCACTAGCCGGATCACATCGTCTCCGGTCTCGCTGGAGCCAAAATCTTTATAGCGATTTATAGCCGGATTGACCCAAAAGGAGGGCGTACTTTCCTGCCGGAACGGGGAGTAGTATACGAGCCGTTGGCCGTGCTGACTGACGGGCTGAAAACCTCTGAATGCTAGGTAGTCGGCAATGGCTACCTGCTTAGCTGATTGTATCGTTTGAGAGCCGATCATATTGACTTTTTCCTTTGTGGGCTTTTTATCGTTTTACCTACATTGGTCTTTTTAGCTTGCTACCTTGCTACCTTCCCGGTAGCAGGTTGGTAGCAAGGTGGTAGCAAGATCATCTTGCTACTATAAAACTGCCTTTGGTGGCTGTAAAAGGCTTTTTTACCATTGGTAGCAAGGTAGCAAGGAGAAAAAGGAAGAAATGATAAATCAATTCTATTACTTGCCTGACTCACAGCGTTTTATCAGATTTCTACCTTTTCTCTGCCACACAGGCTAGTAGTAGGATCTATCTTGCTACTTGCTTGCTACCTGTCTGCTTCTAGCCTGCTACCAGCTCGTTTATAGATTGGTCCGCTTAGTTTCACGTTCCAGATCGGAGCGTTCCCGAACAGCCCATACGTGAACCGGACTAGATCCGCCCAGTTTCTTGTTGAAACGCATGAATTGGAGCTTTCTCAACGCTTCCCCTAGCTGCTTTGCCCGTAGTTTCTGACGGGTGTACATTTCCAAATTAGCCAGGATGGCAGTTGAGGTTAGAAAGGCGGTTGCCCACTCTCTGTTCTCAACTGGTTCATAGTACTCTAGTAGTAGCTCGTACTCCGGGGAATCAACCTGAAAGTTTTCATTATTGGCAAATAATGAGGCTGTTTCGTCAGCAGTAAACCAGTACGTAAAGCCTTCACGAAAGAGTTGGTAAGCTTCAGCCCACACCTGATTGATATCGATGGCCTGCGCGGTCTGAATGTCGATGCTAAACGCTTCAAACGGCAGAAACCGGCGGCTGCCGGTTGGATCAGTTAGAAAGTCGTTTCCATTAACGCTGCCAAGAAATGAAGCAATACGGGGCAGTTCAGAGGATAGGGCATCATAGGGCCGTCGAACGGTTATATTACCCTGAGTAATGAGCGTTTTGACGGTCTCCCCGTCGCGCTTATTGAGACTACGCAATTGGTCGTCAAGGTTGACGATAAACTTCTCCCCTAGCAAAATCAACGTGTCTTTGCTTTCCAGATTGATCTTACCACAAAACAGGTAGCGCAGTAGATCCGGTGGACACAGCATATTGAGCCAAGTGGTCTTAAAGGCTCCTTGTGTTCCCGTCAGTACCAGGCAGGTTTGATTCTGGCAACCTTCAGGATTGAACGCATTAGCAATGCTGGCCACCAGCCAACGGGTCAGGCTCAAACAGAATAGCTCATTACTCTCTGTTTGCACCGTTGCGGCCAACGCTTTGATAGTCGGTGCTCCACTGGATTGGGGTGTAGGTAGTGATTGAAAATAGGCGTGCAGGGGGTTGTATTGGGGCGTAAAATCCGACTTGAGAATAACCTTCATTTTGTCGGGACTCGTAGCAACGCCTGTTTCGTTGTCGATCTGTCGAATGATAGAGTTGAGCGCGTAATCCTCCAAAGCCTCAAAGTTTCCTTTGGCTTTACCACCCCACTCGATCCGTCCGTTGAGCACATTGTAGCGGAACTGAAATCGGAAGGAAAGATATTCCTCAATGACTTTCCGTTTGCTCTGAAAGGCCGGTGCGGGTTGGGGTGTGTCGGCTTTATCACTAGACCTCTTTTTGGAAACTGGTAGTATGTTTTCTTGGGTTAAGTTATTGATTTTCACTATATTTGCGTCCGTTAAAGTAATTTAAAAAGCATCTAATGGAGGTAAGCCCCGTCAGCTCTGACGGGGCTTCTTTGTTGGTCAATTGGTAGGGGTCAGTAAAGCCCGTAGCTGGCGGTTTTGTCTCTGGAGCTGGCGAATCTGCTCCCGTTGGTCGTCCAACTCGATCACCTGAAAACCAAGTAGGATCGTCTGCCGTAGGATACGCTCTTTGAGCTGCTCCGGGTCGTTGGGTAAGCCTTCACACGAGGCCGAGCTGAAAAGATCTCTCATACTTAGCTGGCTTGCTTCTGCTCGTTTTTGAAGATCTCTTTGAAGCGCACGATTACCGGCTCCCGTCGCCGTTTGTAGTAGTGGTTCTCGGTCATGGTCGCATTCGTGTGACCGAGCATCACTGCCATTTCGCTCAGCGTAAAACCAAGCTCTTCGGAATACATGGTGAAGGTTTTACGGGCTAAGTGGGTATGTAGACTTTCCTTGATGCCGACCGTATTGCCAATGATTTTAAGCCACTTGTTCATCTTGGGATTGGACAAGACAGGTACTAGCTTTCCACTCATCCGGCATCCTTCGTGAAAGCGGTATTTGTCGAGTATTTCGCGGGCGTCGGGGAAAAGAGGTACAAAGGCTTGTACGCCCGATTTAGTGCGATTTTTCAGGATGCAAGCCACATCGTTGATATTGGCTAGATCAGCACTACTTAGCTCTGCTACATCACTGTAAGCCAGGCCAGTATAACAGCACAGTAAGAACACATCCCGCACCTGGTTAGCATGGGGTTCTACGAACTCGAATGCCTTGAGCTTGGCCAGATCTTCCATCGACAGCGTAACCGGCGCTTTGACATACTTTCGAATACGAGCATGCCGTAGCGGGTTCCGATCCGCCCACTCGTGAGCTATTGCGTACTCCACCAGGCCCCGGAAAAACTGGAAGATCTTTAAGGCGTAGTTATGGCAGTACTTCTTTTGGGCTTTGAGATAGGTATCAACTAAGTGGAACTGTAGAGCCGGTTTGAGCTGATTAAATCGGGTGTCTTTCCCGTAGCCAGGTGTAAGGGTAAAGAACGTAGTGAGCAGCGTCTTGTACGTCCTGTAGCGTCGAATCGTACCGATGGATACGTCATTGCTACCAAAGCGCTGTTCATGCCATTGCTGATAGAGGCTGATAGCCTCAATAACGGTTGGCTCTTGTTCATCGTGGCCACGCAGCCCGAAAGCAATATCTCGTATCAGGTTAGGTTCTAATGAGCGCCCGGTTATCTCCCGATCTTTGAACACCTCATACACCGCACTCTCCATTTTCCGAAGCCGAACCGTATTGGTAGGGTCATTCAGAATGGTGCGGGTTTTCGTGTCAAAATCCTCACGAGCGGCTTTTATGCCGGTTGATTTGTTGGTAGATCGAACACCGTTGACAGACACTCGAATGTATATAGCATCCGAGTTGCTACGCATGATAAATACAACATTACAGGTGGGCGCTTTGAACTTGTGCCCCCTTTCGGCAGCATCTTGTGCTTTTCGATAAGCAGGTAATTTAAACATAAACCGTTAACTTTGAGGTAATTAAAACGTAAATGGTAAAGCCCTACGGCCTCGATGCGGTAGGGCTTTCTGCTTTTATAGCAAGTCGATTACGGAAATATTCAGGGCAGTTACGACGCGCTTTACTTCGTCGAAGCTTGGTTCCAAACGCCCTTTGAGCAGCAAGCCGAAGCGTTTTGAGTTTATATCTACCTTCTGGTAGAAATCTTTGTCAATCTTGATTTTAAAGCCTGTTCGCTGTTCGTAGAGCTGTATGGCTTTCGCTACTGGAGGGATCGAAACTGCCTTCATAGTCAATATATGATTATTGTAGTCATTAAACGACTCTCAAATATCGACTATTGATTCTTGATTATGCAAGTTCGATTATGATTATTTTACCACTAATGATGAGTATTGCGCTATCTAATAGTGATTATGGACATTGCTAGCAACATCAAAGCTATACGTAAGGCGAGAGGTATCACGCCTACAATGATGGCCAAGGAGCTGGGTATAGAAGCAACTAATTACCCACGACTTGAAAACCGAGGCAATCAATTGACATTCAATAACTTAGAGAGAATATCTAAGGCCTTACGCGTTTCAGTTGTTGAGCTGATTACTTGGGGGGGGATACAAAGCAATGAGAACCCGAAAGAAACTAGTAACGGCGACTTAGGAGAGAAAACTCAAGACCCTACACCGACCGTTCTTATTGCTCAAGAATATATAGAAACTCTGAAGCGTAAGCTTGCTTTAACTTACAGCACTTTTATTGACACTATTAATAATATCGGGGAGAATGCCGGGATAGGCACAGAACACATTGAAGATGAGAATGAAATATATATAATGTTTTACAGAACATTTACTAACAGCGAATTAATGCAGGTCTATGATATTCTTTATGCCAATCACTCAGCGTTATATTATGTTTTCCGAGACTTATTTCAGAGAGATATTATAGATACAACTACTAGAGAAGCAAAGCTCTTTTTAAAGCACTATAATAGGAAACTTGGAGCTATACCGCATTAAAGACGGGTTACGGGGTTACGCGTTAGGTCACTTTATTCAATAAGGGTACATATAAGAAAAGCTATTAGGATCAATACAATACGTTCCTGGGAGTAGCTTAACAGTACAGGGTAAACCCACAAGGGTACAGAACGCTTAATATGGCATTTATAAGGCTGTAAGTCAATGACTTACAATATATCTCCTTTGTGTCTCCGTCTCCACCGATTAAAAGCCTGTAGATCAATGATTTACAGGCTTTTTTGTGGCAAAAATCGACGCCGTGGCAAATCCGTGGCAAAATAAGTTGGACAAAACCGTGAATACCGATTTAGAGCCTGGCAATTACCCCTACAAGCTTCCCTATCTGAGCAGGCCCGCCGACGAGAACCTGACCGGTCAGTGGTGCGTAACCTACTCGGTCTTTTCGTTCGATAAAAACAAGCTGGTCCGAAAGCGGGTGATCGTAACGGGCTACTCGGTCGCCGAGCGGCACCGGGTTGCGACGGATATCATCGCGGAACTGACCAACTACCTGAAAGGGGGAAAAGCCTACGTCGGTACCAAGCCAAAACAAACGGCCCGCCCCCGCCCCGAGCCGCCCGTTCTTAATCTGAACGATGCCGGTTCGATCCCCATAGAGAAGGCTGTCCCTGAATACCTGGCGTACTGTAAGAAAGTACACGCCAGGAACACATTCAAATCCTACCGCACGGCCGTAATGGATCTGCTAGCCTATTTGGAGCGGCACCACCGGCCCCAGGCGACGCTGGCGCAGTTCAGTTCGGCCGGCGCTATCGAGTTTTTGCACGAGTTGATTACGGTGGTGGGCGTCAACAACCGTTCACGCAATAACCGCAAAGGCTACATAGGAACCTTCTTTAATCACTGGATCGGGCTGGACCGCTCCAAGAAGCTGGGCAAAGCGGGGAATCCCTTCGAGGATAAAAGCATCAAGAAGCTGCCGCAGGTCAGCAATAAGCACCAGGCGTATTCCGAACGGCAACAAGCTGAGTACCGGCAGGTATGCGAAGACCTGGGACTGGACTACTTGCTAACTTTCAACCGGTGGCTGTACTATACGCTCATGCGGCCCCACGAGGAGTTGCGGCTCCTGCGGGTGCGCGACGTGCGAACGCACATGATCTACGTGACGGGTGAATCAGCCAAAACCAACGACGGCGGCTTTGTTAACATTCCCCTACCCCTCGAAGAACTGATTCAGCAGCAGCGCATCCGCGAGTATCCAGGTCACTACTATGTGTTCACCACTTCAGGCGAGCCGGGGCCGGTCTGCGTTGGTCCCAAATTCTTCTACCGCCGGCATCAGCAGGTAATTGAAAAGCTCGGTATGGTTGGTTCAGGCCACGATATGTATTCCTGGAAACATACCGGGGCCATTGCACTATGGAATGCTACGAAGGATATAGAACTAATCCGGCAGCAGGCTAGGCACACCGACATCAAGCAAACCATCGAGTATCTACGTGACCTTGGGGTTCGTATGGTCAACGATGACAAGATTCATAGATTTCCTCGGTTCTAGAGTTTTCTATTTTTAGTTATTCCTAATAAAGGAAGTTGTCCACACCTCTCAATTTGCAATAAGGTGTCTCTCATCATATCCATTAATGTTCCAGTGGTAAATGACTGCGGATCTCTGATAGGATAAACTATCTCCCAGTTATCGTAGTCAATTCCTTGAAAAAGACTTGCCTCACCATCATATTGATTTGTCTGATCCCATTTTAATGGAATTTTCGTTTCAAACATTCCATTAAAATTAATAACTGGCTTACCGAATCTTTGATATGTGCGATTGCCGTTTCTACTATAAGGAAATGGTCTCTTTTCAATAATAATATTTTCCGGTATACTAAAATTTTGAAAGACATACCATGATATTGCCAGAGACTTTATTAATATAATAGTTTTATCAAAATGTATCAATGACTTATCCTCTCTGTTTCTGGATACAACCTCAAGCAAATTATTATAATCCCCGAAAATTGTAACCAGAATCTTCAAAATTTTAAGAATGGGCAAATCGTCGCTGGAGACAGAAAATGTGCTTATCTCTGCTCTATAAGGGGCAATAAAATCTTCGCTCCACACTTTTTCATGCCAATGTTCTGTATATCCATACCTATGATCAACAGGAGGAACTAACGTTGTTTGTTCATTCTTAACTTCACTAAAATTTTCATTTAATACAAATTTTTGGGTGAAGGGCGTAAAGAAAAACGTCCTAGAATGCTTTATAATACTACGAATAGAAATTATATCCTTTTCAACAAAATAGGAGAGAACATAACTCAATAAATACTGAGAATATTCGTCTAGGTCTGCACTGAACTCGCTTGAACAGAATTCAGATATAGCTTTCTGGTTATGAAAATAAAATACGTCTGTTGAATAAAATTTCTCAATGTACCCATTAAAATCAACCTCTGTTCCATATTTATATTCGTATATTCTCTGTATGTTCAGCAGACTGCACACAATTATAATTCTATCAAATCCAAATTTATTTTCTTGATCATAATAATTATTATGAACACTAAATATATTAAGAATACGAAATATGTGTTCAGGATCTAGCCTATCGAAATCGTCAATAACTAACACAGTTTTTGTAGAAGTTTCGTTCCTAATTTTTTCTACAGAACCCCTGATCAATTGTGTTAGTATATCATCCTCATAAATAGATCCCTTACGAACAAGGTATTGCTTGCTTACATCACTCAGGCTGTCAATCAAATTTTTATCAGCTTTTCGTATTGTATCTTTCCACTTGTTGTATTTCTCTTTGAAATCTAAAACCTTTGACACGGAATCTATAATTTTTTTTATCTTCTCAGCTTTATCATCCTTTAAAGATTCGTATAAAATATTTAAAATTTCGCTTGCATTTTCCCGAATAAAGAAACTCAAGTATTCGCTTTCTGAAAAGTGTTTAGGAACGTTTATCGGCAGTTTTCCACTTGCTATTAAAGCGGAAGCAACATCTATTTTTATATAGTCAAATATATCTTCATTATACCCTACTGCATATTTGACTGGTGATATAAAGAAAGCAGAATAGCTGTCCTCATTACGGCTAAAGAAATCGTTTAGAAAATATGATTTCCCAAAGCCAAAAGCACCTGAAAAAAGAATATGTTGATTTTCTGGATTATCAATGTGATGCTGAAAGGCTTTAGAAGGATCAGTTACAGAAACTTTCATGATTATTTACTTAGCTGAAGTATTATAAAATCGATTGAAATTCACTAAAACAACTAGTACTGTTTATATAGTCAAACTTCTCCTGATTCGATTATTTTCCTATAACGCTTTACGCTCGACAGACTGACTCCAGTTAAGGCAACAGTCTCGTTTATAGATAATTTCTTCTGGTAAGCCATTTTTACTTTTTGATAGTTTTCTTCATCAACACCAGGCGGGCGTCCCATGTGCTTACCCTGCTCTTTAGCTAGTACTTGGCCAGCTCGCTGCTTTTCCTTGATGAGATTCCGGTTGTACTCAGCCAGTACCGCGAATACTTGCAATACTAGGTTTCCGCTAAGTGTCTTTGTGTCAATACCCAGATCCAGCGAACGAAACTGAATGCCCTGCTTGGCCCAGTCGCTGACTAGTTGCATCATGTGCATCGCATCACGACCCAGCCTATCGAGGTGGGTAACGACGACTGTATCACCCGGCCGCAGCACTGCGCGTAGCTTGCCAAGCTGGGGCCGGTCAATGACGACCCCACTGATCTTTTCCTGAAAGATCTGGTCACATCCCGCTCTGGTCAGCGTGTCAATTTGTACATCGAGGTTCTGATCCGCACTCGATACCCGCGCGTAGCCAAAAAGCATTGAATAGGTTCATTTAGGTAGGTTCATAAAGATAATCAGCAAAAACTTTCTGACCTAACTTTTTGGACCATTCAAACTGGCACTTTCGATAGCGTCTGCCCCCGGTGAGCCGGGGGCATCAGAAAGTATACCTTTTTGAACCGCCTTATCCAGGCCTAACTAATTTTTCGTGACACCTGCGGTGTTGCGCCCCACGCAGACAGTTAGTACCCGTAGCATCTCTACCAATTATATAGGCTGAATATATTTATTTGCCGTTTAGTTACTAAATAAGGCGTACCTTTAATCCACCTTACCAGCAGATGGTTGTATCAGCGGTTTGTAATCCTGCGTCGGCAGACAATTCATCACCGCTGAATATGCCGTTTAAGCCCCCTCTTACCTTTACGCGCGCTTCAGCCCAGGTAAGCTCCCTGTTTATTGTATCGAACCCCGTCGACCAGAGAGATGAGTTGCAGCCAAAACCAGTGGATGACCCACTGTCTCCTAGCCAGTTTAAGAGACCACTACAGCGCTATAAACGGGCTGTTTGGGAGCGGCACTACTGGCTACAACCAGCTCTTAACACCGCCTTTTTCAATACCCCGTTCTCACTTAATCAATCAAATCAAATGCGTACTGACTACCAGAGTTCTGTTGTCGATACCCACCGTGATACCCGGTGGATCATTGATAAGTGGCATATCCAATTTTTATTTTCCGAGCGGATGCTGGTCAGCATCAAGCACCGCTCCAAGGCACTTAACTGGTACGAAGATGCCGATGTAGCGATAGAATACATGGCCCAGCTGGAAATTTGTTTCAACAGTATTCGGGCCTTTCATAAAAGCTTTGGCAGCCTGCCCATCATTGGAGATCGCCTTTTTAACGAAGACACGGGCCTGATCATCAAAGACAGGTGTATCGATGGGGGATTACGAACAGTAACCTTTGTGCTCAGTGAGTAGCCTGTTCAAGATCAGGAGGGCTTCCACAACACCAGGCAATACTGCCGATTGGCAGTTAAAGACCGGCTCTATAAGCTATTGTCTTGTATAACCGTGTGCTTATCTAAATCGAGTGTCCATTTCTTGGGGTCACTTCGCACGAAACAAAGGTTTATGCCTGTTAGTCCGATTACACCGAAAGCCTCCTGTTCACCAGTCAGCTGTACGTTTTCCCGCACGCTGTGTCTGATCGTTAGTTCTTCAGCCCGCTCGGCCAGTTGGCTGAGCCCTGTATTGACCTGCGATTGATAAACCCGGCTCTTTTCCATTGACTTTGGTTCGTTAGCTAGCTACAAGGTAGGGAAAATGAATGGTCGGGCTAAGCTTACGATTATGTATTGGGACGTCGGCAGTGGGACCAATAAGCAATGATTAACTGGAGATCGTGGCGCTGCTCAGTTAACGTTAGCTTTTTCTCCAGCAAGCCCTGGACCTGCAATTCGTAAACCTCTTCAACAGTGACCGGACTGATTGGATTGGTCAGGAAAATAAACGGAATTGCTTTTTTCCTTAGCTTCTCATCGGCCAGCAGAGCCTTCCGTAATTCCAAGCCATTCATGCCCGGCAGGTTGATTTCGCAAAGGATCAGAAAGGGCTGGGAATTACCCACCTTCAAATGGGCCAAGGCTGCGGCAGCCGTAGAAAAACGAAGTAATGGATGAGTCGGCGCAAGATCCCGAAGCATACCACCAATCAACATATCCTCGTCTTCATCATTGTCGACGAAGATAATTGGGTGTATAGACATATACATATCGATCAGTTAATTCACTGAGCCGATAAATATCTGCGAGTGAATTAGGTTAACAACGTTACCTACCTAACAGTTTACTTTTAATAGGCACTGCCCCCGCCATTACTTAATGGATGCAGCTGCCAGGCAACCATTTTGTTGGTTAGGCAGGTAGGTAAACGGTGAATGTTGCACCTTGCCCCGGTTCACTGCGGGCGACGATACAACCGCCATGATTTTCGACTACGCGCTGGCAGATTGCCAGGCCTACGCCCGTTCCGGCATACTGCTGTTTCCCATGCAGGCGTTGAAAAACCTGGAAAATACGATCCGTGTATTTCTGCTCGAAACCGATACCCTGATCGGTTACGTCGAGCTGCCAAAACTGGTTAACCGGACTGTTTGGGCGCAACTGAACCGGCAGTGCACTACGTTCGCAACGGCAAGCCGTCACGGTGATCACCGGCCGCTGGTCGGGCCGGGTAAATTTCAGGGCGTTGGTCAACAGGTTCTGCAGGAGCTGGCTCAGTTGCGACTCGTCGCCATTAATCACGGGCAGATCGCCGATAGCCACCTGAGCATCGCGTTCGTCAATCAAAAGCTCCAGTGTCGTCAATACAGCCTTCATGATGTCGCTGAGTGATACCAACCCAAAGGCTTGCTGACGCGTTGAAATGCGGGAAAAGACGAGCAAATCTTTAATTAATTGCGACATCCGGGACCCTGCCGAACGCATCCGTTCCAGCAGGTCACGCCCGTCCTCGCCCAGGTTGGCGCCGAAACGCTCTTCCAGCAACGTACTGAAGGATTGAATCTTACGCAGTGGCTCCTGCAAATCGTGACTGGCAATGTAGGCAAACTGTAGTAGGTTCTCATTGGATCGGCTCAGGTCCTGATTAGCGTGGAGCAGCTCCTGGGTGCGTTCAGTTACGCGCTGGTCCAGTTCGGCAGCCAGCAGCCGGTAACGACTTTCGCTCGCTTCGATCGCCTGGTGGGCCAGTACCTGCTCGGTAACGTCAATGGCCATGTCCATGATACCGTACACCACACCGGTCGAATCAACCAGGGGCTTGTATACGAAGTCGAAGTAGTAGGTACCCAGCACACCGTCGACTTCCAGTTCCGCCCGGGCGTTGCGGGACGAGTAAGGCTGCCCCGTTCTGAATACCTCATCCAGTATAGCCAGAAAGGGCTGCCCCTTCAGTTCCGGTACCGCGTCGACGAGGGCTTTGCCTAGTACGGACTCATCTTTACCCCATACAGCAATCATGGGCCGATTGGCCACTTCGATCTGCATCGTAGGTCCGGTAAACAGGCAGGTAGCCACGGGGGCTTCTTCCACCAGGGCCCGAAACCGCTGTTCACTGCGTTGCAGGGCCTGCCGAACCTGAATAGCAGGCGTTACATCGAACGCCGTACTCATAACCCCATATACCTGGTTATCGTCATCCCGCAGGGGGGTAAAGCTGTAATCGAAATACATCGATTGCCACTGCCCGTCCACCAGCAGATCGATGCGCTGACCCCGCTGGTAAACGGGTTGCCCGGTGGCATAGACCCCCAGTAACTGGGCGATGATAGCCGGATTTAGTTCAGGCAGGACCTCCGCGTACGGTCTGCCAATTACGTCGGATCCCTTACCCCAGATAGCGATCAGGGCAGAATTGGCCAGCTGAATCGTTAGGTAGGGACCTACGTACACGCCGATCGGAAAGGGCGCACTGTCGACCAGACTACGCAGCTGACTTTCTTTCTGCTCGATAACCCGCCGGGATCGTACCTGGCTGGTTACGTCCGTAGCGACAACCAGTACACCCACAATCGTACCGGCTTCCCGCCGGGGCTGGTAGTTAAAATCAACGTAGATCGTTTCGAGCTGACCCTGCCGAATCAAATCGACGGCGACTTCGCTGGCCGCGAACGGGGTGCCGCTGGCCAGCACCTGCCGGAGTAGGTCATCGAAACCCTGGCCCTTCAGTTCAGGCAAGGCCTCCAGCAGCGGCTTACCTACCAGCTGGTCGGGCTCCCGGCCCACCAGCCGCCCATATAAGGCGTTAGCCATTTGAAACCTTAGTTCATGCCGATCGATAAGGGCAATACCAACCGGCGATTCGGCAAACGAATGCAGGATCTGCTGCTGGGCGGAGGCTGTCCTTTGCTCGGCCAGTATCCGTTCGGTTATGTCCTGTGCGGTGCCGGCGAACCGGATTGGCTGGCCCTGCGGATCAAAATAAGCCTGCCCCCGGCAGTGCAGCCAGCGCAGCGGCTTCTTGCCAGCACCGGCCGTGCGAAACTCAATGTCGTAGGCCCCGCCGGAGGCCGGCTGAATGGCGCGCTGCACCGCCTGATCGACACGCGCCCGGTCATCGGGGTGTATGTACGATAGTACATCCTGATAAGGCACCACGTATTCCCGCTCGACGCCGTAGAGCTGCTTACAACGGTCGTCCCACCAGACACGCTGGTTGGCAATATCCAGGTCCCAGGTCCCTACCCCGGCCGCTGCCAGGGCAAAGGTCAGTCGTCTATTTTCAGCTTCAAACGTAGACTCGGGCGAGTTAGTCAGATCAGCCATTACGGTAGGTACGGTCGTAGAAAGAAAACCAAATATACAACAACAGACCACACCGACCGATAAGGCACGACAACCGGGCCAACCCGGCGTAGAAAATAAATAGCAGGCAGTCGATTATATAAAAAAAGCGCCCCCTGATGTCCCTGATTCCCCTGAAAACAAAAACAGCCCGGCGGTTGCCAGGCTTCGGTTTCACTCGTTATCCTGCGGCTGGCTGGTAGTAGCCAGAAACATATCCTCGAGTTTGTGCAGGTCGGCGTACAGATTAGCCATGTCGACGGGTGAGTGTACCTGCGGGTCGATGACGGAGGTGGTCAGTACGCGGATGGTCTGGCGGATCAGGGCCGCTCCGCCTGCGCCGATGGGCGAGCCGGGGGGCATGTCGAGTTGGTTTAGAAGCGTCAGGAAGGGTTCGACATCGACACGCAGGTTGGTTTGGGGCTCAGAAACCCGGGTGGGATCGGTTGTACGCATACGCGGAGCACTGCTAGTGAATTAAAACGTATTAATGTTTGTACAGCAATAATATTCAATATGTTTTAGTTTTTATATATCGTTTACTTGAAATAGCCAAATGAAACGAACCCAGCCAGTTGACCGGGTTCGTTGCTACTGGGGGCGGTTTTTGATTACGTAGTCAGCTGCTGGCGGAGTTTGCTTAGTTTCTCCTCCGTATAGGTAATGCCCTTGCTGAGCAGATCGGCCTTGCTTTTCATAATGATGAGCTTCTGCTCCAGGCGGGCAATCTGCCCTTCAACCTGCGCTCTGGTGGTGTTTTTAGCCATGATACCGGTGGATTATTGGGTGACAAACATGGCGTTGAACATATCGCGCAGGTCATAAAGCTGCGTCATGGTCTGGTTGTAATCGACGGCCTGATCGGCTTCCATCGCCGGCACCCGCGTACCTAGCATCCGGATGGCATTTTCGACCAGTTCGGCTAGTACTTGGGGCGTATCGCGCTGAGCCTGCGCCTGATCGGAGAGTTCGAACATGGCCCGCAGCATGGGCTCGATGTTGACATGCTTGCCCGAAGTCGGGTGCTGGAACATGATGGGCGCGTTGCCCTTAAAGTAATTAGTCATAAATTTGATACGCTCAATGAGTGGTTAAACTTCGGTTTGACTTCTGGCCCGGCTGTTCGAGCAGCCGGGCTTTTTTTATTACTTACTCCTAAGAGTAAGTAATATGCCTTCCGCCAAGGGGAGTTTTAACCCTAAGGTTAAAACTCCCCTCTTTTTTTCAATTTACTCCTGCTTGACTGGCGGCTTAGAAAACATATCCAGTTGAACCATCACCTTTCTGTCAAAGGCTTTTAGCTTCGTATTGCTTGACTTGATTCGGCCTTGTTGTTCCTGCCAGCGACGGAATACATCGCTCTCCAACAATTCAGCTTCCGTTCGTTTGGCCTCTTCTACATCGAAATTGCGTTCGTTCAGAATCTGCTTTCGCTCGGCCAGTAGCTCAATTGGTAGAGGATGCTGACCTTGGATAATTTGATCGATGGTCAGGTACACCCATAATTCAAAGCGTGGGTCAAGCCAGGCAGCAAATTTTAGCGCAAGAATTCGGTGCATCCATGTGCCAGAGCGTCGTCGTGACGTGTATAAATCATCTTGGTTATTGATACCTAAAAAACGGGAATGCCCGTTTTTTTCGCCGTCTGAATTATGGGAATTCCCATAATTCAGACACTCGTTGATGAATGCTTTAGTCTGATCCAAGCGAAAAAAATCGGCCGTTAGCTTGCCGAAAATTTTTGCCACCTCGGTTGCATTAACCATCAGTTTTGGATCACTAGTGTCGAACTCGACCTCCTGTCCTTCGTAAGAGAACTTGATTATTTGACTATTCATAACTATAGATTGTTGTAATTGTCACAAATCACAACAATCTATAGTTAGCAACAAAATGTTTTATTAACTATTTTTTACTACAACTCATAGTAATAGATTAGCGCCATGAAAAAGCTGACAATTGCAATCACGGATAAGGCTCACGATAAACTGCTGGAATTACAGCTTATCAGAAAGAAGAACAAGGCAGAGAGGACCAGTCTAGCCGATATTGCAGGAGATGAGTTGAGTCGAATACTTGAAGCAACGATAGATAAGAAATAAGAAAGCCTGGTCTAATGGCCGGGCCTTGTGTACCGGCAACACCCTTGACGAAGCTTATCTACTGCTGTGACTTCATTCGCGTCACTCCTAAACAACCAGCCGTGTCTCTACTGCATACTATATACGCGCGGCTGGCAGGTACCCTTTCATCGAATTTGTTCACCTACGTAGTGCCAACTATGCACTCCGATACCTATGACCGACCACCAATCGTCGTTTGATTCCTCCCGCAACTTACACCAGCAGTTAGACATTGATTTTGTCCTTCAAGCAGCCGGACTCGGCGTCTGGGATTTTGATCCAGTCTCAGGTCTGGTCAATTGGGACAAGCGGAGCCAGGCCCTGTACGGAATTGCTGAAACCAATTTCATTCCCTACGAGCAGGCGATTCAGTATATTCATCCCGATGATATGCAGCGCGTTAACGCAGCTGTAGAGCAGTCACTAGATCCTCAGTCAGATGGGATCTATGACCAGACCTATCGCACCATTGGGGTAGATGATGGAGTGGTGCGGTGGGTACGTTTTCAAGGAAGAGCTTATTTCACAGCGGCTGGTGATTTACAGCGCCTTGCGGGTGTGGCTCAGGAAGTGACTCAGCAGGTGGTAGCTCACCGGAAACTGGAGGAGAGCGAAGCCAAGTTGCGGAGCCTGATTGCGGCAGCCCCCGCTGGTATCGGCCTTTTCGTGGGGCGCGATCTGGTGATCGAATACCCCAACCAGACCTTTATTGATATTGTCGGTAAGGGCCCCGGCGTGGAAGGCTTACCCCTGCGGGAAGCCATGCCCGAACTGCTTAGCGAGGGACAGCCCTTCCTGACCATTCTGGACGAGGTGTTCACTACGGGTGTGCCGTTTATATCTCCGGCATCGCTGGTCAAGATTGTGCAGAACGGGGTACTCAACGACAATTATTACAACATTTCCTACACGCCCATTCGGGACGTCACCGGTCAGGTGTACGCCATCCTCGATATTGCCATTGACGTCACCGAGCAGGTTCTGGCCCAGCAGGCCCTGGCGGAGAAAGAAGCGGTCTTAAACAGCGCCGTCGAACTGGCCGAACTAGGCACGTTTAGCGTGGACGTAACCACCCAGGTCATCACCACCTCCCCCCGCGTAGCCAGCTGGTTTGGCTTCGAAAGCCTGGCCGCTGACGCAGAAGCGTTTATCAACGGGGTGGGCCAGGCTGACCGCGGGCTGGTACGCGATAGTCTGGCAAACGCCCTGCGGCCGGGCTTAGACGGGCGCTACGACGTGGTCCATTCAATCGTTCACGCCCGGACTGGACAGCAAGTCATCATTCACGCCCTGGGCCGGGTTTATACCGATGTTGCCGGGAATCCGGTCAGGCTGGAAGGCACCGCTCAGGACATAACCATCCAGCGGGAGCAGCAACTGTTTTTAGAGCAGCAGGTGCAGGAGCGTACCGATGAGCTGGCTGCGGCAAACGAAGAGTTGATTGCCTCAAACGAGGAGTTAGCCGCCATCAATGAAGAACTGGGTGCCTCCAATGAAGAATATGTTTCGATCAACGAAGAACTGGAAGAGTCGAATAGCCTGCTGGTCCGCTCCAACGACAACCTGCAAACCTTCGCCTACGTGGCCAGCCACGACTTGCAGGAACCCCTGCGCAAGATTCAGCAGTTTGGCGATCTGCTCAAAACACGCCTGGGCGACTCGATTGGTGCCGAAGAGTTAGGTTATCTGGAGCGGATGCGGGTGGCGGCTGGCCGGATGTCGACGCTGATTCGGGACCTTTTGAGCTTCTCACGCATTTCCACTCAGCGCAATAGCGATGACACAGTATCCCTCCGGGTACTAATCAACAACGTGCTGGACGTACTGGACATGGCGATTACCAATACGGGTGCCCAGGTGCAAATCGACGAGCTTCCGACGGTACCGGGTGATACCTCCCAGCTGGGCCAATTGTTTCAAAACCTGATTAGTAACGCCCTCAAGTTCCGTCGGCCCGGGGTCGAGCCCCGTATTCAGATCCGCAGTCAGCGAATAAACGCCGTGGAGTTACCACCATCCGTCAGGCCCATCCGGCGAACGGCCTACTACGAACGCATTGAGGTAGTCGATAACGGCATTGGCTTCGAGGAGAAGTACCTGGACCGCATCTTTCAGGTCTTTCAGCGGCTGCACGGCAAGAGCCAGTATGAGGGGACGGGCGTGGGCCTGGCCATCTGCGAGAAAGTGATAACCAATCACGGGGGCGCCATTACGGCCAGTAGTCAGCCGGGGCAAGGAGCCACCTTCAGCGTGTACCTACCTGTTTGACGGCTACGCACACCACCGACGGTCGACGCGTTAAAAAGTACTAAAAAACTTTTTTATCAAATCCGGTAAGCGATGGATGATGCTGACACACTACCATTTTCAACTCTACGACAGTTTCACAGGCACGGCCGCCGACTTGCGGGTACACCAGCTGCACATACAGCCCCGGCTACGCTCGCTGGGTATTAGCCTTGATTCAACCGTAAGCTTTCATGTTGAGATCGATGGGACAATTTTCACCGAAGAGGAGATCGACAGCAAAGACACCAAACTCAACCAGTACCAGTTTCACGTTACCTACACGGGTACGGAAGAATATCCATTGAATGTGATACGGATTCATGAAGCAGTTGACGCGCTGGGCAGGCAGTTCGGCATGCGCTGGAAACAGTACCACGTTTGGACTGCCGAGTGACAAACATCGATAAACGCAAGCAGGCCGGTCAATGCGACCGGCCTGCTCCTTTATTTTTTTTTCTTGCTCATTCTCCGAAGCAATCCTCGGTCATCACGCGGTGTTTCCTGCGGCTCGTAGCTTTTAGCCCGCACTTTCTTACTGAGCAACATTGGTACACCTTTCTGAAAGGCTTGTGCATAATCGGGACCGGGCACCCAATCGAGTGGGCCGGGATCAGACTCGTTGACGACGACTGGTTCTACACGCACAATCTCGATTTCCCCGCGTTCCAGCTCCCGCATGGCTGCCCCGTTTACTTTACCGACCACCCGCAACGACCCTGCTGAAGTATGATATTTACGGACTAACGGCAGATAGATAATCGTACCGCCGGAACCGCCCCGCTTAGGACCGACAAATTTGACAGCAATCGTACCGTTTTCGGGTACATCGTACTTACGGTCAATGGTTGCTTGGGCAAACGTCATAGCCGTGTCCCCTTCACTAATACCGATACCAATCAGCGTATTGATAGCGAGCGGACGAATGGCAGGAGCGTAATAAGGGCGTCCCGCATTGGCGATACTGGCTAATAGTATTGACTGGTCGGACTCGCCAACCGACATAGTACGTGACTTTTGCCCTGTAAAGGGATCTTGCCAATCAACAACGCGGGGCTGATAGAGGGTACAGCTAGTTATAGATAAAGCAATCGTTACTAGTGTGAAAAATTGTTTCATAAACAGTTTTTGGTTGAATCCGAAAAATACGGTTCGATGCGTAAAGAGAGCCGCCCGATTTAGTAAACGGACGGCTCTCTTTGTTTACAACGTGTTCGCCTTCCGTACTTCTTGAATATTCTCGTCAAACTGCTCGGTTAGCCGGTAGTTCTGCTCGATGGGTCGGTTGGCATACTGCTCCATCATAGCCCGGTTAGCCTGCAATTCCCGGATGATCATCAGGCCCATCTCGGCCGTCATTCCCCCGCCCGCGTTACCTGCGCTTGTACTCCCCCCGCTGGCTCCCGAGAGCATGGCCGAAAAACTGGTATAGTTACCCGACTTCTGCACGCCGTCCAGCATCCGAGCGAAGTTGCCGATTACCGGATCAGACAGCGCCTTGTTATTGATGACGAACTCAGTACCGGCTTCGCCAGCAATGAAGCTACGCCGGCCCAGATTGAACAGTGTCGGATCACGCACAAAGCCCGACGGACTACCGTACATCGTCTGCATATCGGTGTAGCCCCCGTCTTTTTTGGCGGCAATCTCCTGAATACCCTGGGCGGCTACGGCGGCAATACCGATCCCCATGCGAATCCGGGATGCGGTGGCGGCTGCCGTCTTCAGACTCAGCCCCCCGTCCGGCATCAGTGACCAGGTCGGGTTGGCATAGATCTGGGCCACTTCGCGCTGGTTGTCGACGATCAGCTGCGCGATCGCGTAGGCTTTCTGGGCAACGATGGCGGCTTTGTAGGCCAGCGTACCTTTTCCCAGAAACGTTTTCAGCACATCCAGCCCCTGGGTCATGGCGGCCCGTTTAGCGTCCTGCAAAGCCCATTCGGCCTGCTTCATCTGCTCGGCGTAGCCGTGCTCGGTGTCGGCCCGCAGCTTGACCTGCTCGTTCCAGTTCTCGGTCAGCTGACGCTGGGTGTCGGCCGAGTGCTGGGCGAACGTTTCCTCGAGTAGCAGCTTCTGGGTCAGGTACTGCTGATCGGCCTGCAACTTCTGCATGTGCACCTCGGCGTCACCGATGGCGCTGGGCGACATCGCCTGTGTACGCTCGATACCGCTGATAGCGTCGCTGTGGCGCTGGTCGGCAACGTCCATCGTGTTACCGAAGGCTTCGCGGTTCGATTTGTCGAGTTTCTTCTGCATCTCGGCCGCTTCCTTTTCCTGCCGGGCTTTGTCGATCGCAGCCATTTCGACCCGCGACAAGCGTTCGATCTCCTGAATCTTCGCCTGGTTACCCTTCGCTAACTCATACATCTTCGTGTACTTGGCAGCGAAGGCCATGACCGATTTTTCGTAATCGGTTTCTTCCGATTTCAGGGCATCGCGCCGGGCATCCGACAGCATCCGCTCCAGATCGTCAGCATCCTGTTTTGCGTCCGATACGGCCTTGTCTTTCTTCTGTTTTTTCTCCGTATCATCTTCGATTGTGCGCAGGCCAGTGGCACCGGCTGGTTTGTTGTACGATCCCATCTTGAGAAAGATGTCGTCGACCTTTTTGATGTCACCCTGCAACTGCTCGATACCACCGGCAAACTGCTGACGAACTGCCTTCATGTTGTCGGCCGCCTGCTTGACCAGTGCATTACCGATCATCGCGCCATTGCCCCCGTTCTTGATTGTAGCCCACAGATATTGCCACAGTGTCGGCTCGGCCGAAAGCATCTCCATGTGCCGTTCGCGGGCCTTCAGCTGCGTCAGCTGACTTTCCAGTTCCAGCCGCTTCATGGCCAGATTCTTAACCATTTCGGCCCGCTCTTCCTGACTGAGTTTCGGATACTCCGCCAGCAGTTCGTTGTACTTCGCTACGACCTTGTTGGTCTGTTCGTGGAACTTAGCCAGGTCGCGGGTCAGGTTGATTTTTTCCCGCTCGATGCGCAGGGCGGCTTCGGTATTATCCGACAACGTTTTGATTGCGTAGGCTGCGGCTGCCAGACCTGCAATGACAACCCCAAGTGGGTTGGCCAGCATAACGGCGTTGAATGCAGCCCAGGCCGTGCGGGCCAACGTAACAGCGGCCGTCTGAAGCGTGATCTGACCGGTCAGTAAACCCGTCACCGTAGCGTAAGCGGTACTAGCCGACGATTGCAATACCAGCCAACGGAAGCCTAATTCGTAGGCCACTTTCCGGTAGCCCTGGTGCAAGGTGTCGAGGGCCGTGGCGGCAACGGCGGCCAGTGTTGCCCCGTTGTAAGCTACGGCCGCTGTCGCCAATGCATACAGGGCTACGCTGTTTTCGCCAAACCAGCGTTTCGCCGTCGATAGTGACTTCGTGAATTCGAGGGTATTGTGAACAGCTTCTGCCAGAAAGTTTTGCAACCCCTCACTGGTAAACAGGCCATTAAACCACTCGGTCAGGTTCTTCAGCTCCTTCGCCAGATCGTAGTTTTTCTTCTCAAATTCTTTCGCCAGACTGGTATTCTCGGCGAAAGCCGACGCCATGATCTCCTGCTTCTTGGTTACGAAATCCGTCTGGTTGGCCAGCAACGACATCACCTTGATCGACTCGTCAGACTCCAGCTTCAGTTCCTTCATGCGCTGCACGACCTGCGTCTGCGAAAGTCCCTGAAACGACAGGGCCAACGCCTTCAGGAATTGATCCGGATTCGTATTGATGAGGGCTTCGACTTCTTCCTTCGTTTTTCCCAGATGCTGAGCAAACAGATCTGATTTGGTCGCGCCGGTCATCAGGATTTTACCGAGTCCGCTGGCGGCAATCTCGGCCGTCATTCCCAGTTCCTGAAGGGCGGCACCGTAACCGGCCGTTTGTGCCAGGCTCGGTGCCAGATTGCCCAGCTGACCCATGCGCTGCACGAACTCCGCGACCACTGGGGCGGTCGCTGATCCGGCGGCTCCCAGTTCGTTCAACCCCGAACCAATGCGGCTGAGGGCTTCGCCGGTATCCATCGCCTGCGTTTCCTTATACAGCTTGGCAATACCGCCTAACTCCTTGGCTACCTGCTCGACACCACCCGAAAATTCATCGCCTAACGCGACCACGGCCATATCGGCGTTTTTCACGAACGAAACCAGCTGATCGTTGGCAACCCCTAACTGACCGGCCGCCACGGCGATGTCGCGCAGATCCTGGTTGGTCGTGCGGGTGTCGATGTCCTTCAACTCCTTATTGAGTCGCTTCACCCCTTCACTGCTCAGACCAGTTGCCTTTTCGATGTCGGCGAAGGAATCCTTCAGCTTCATCGTCCGGTCGATTGTCTGCGGAATCAGATTGACCAGCGATTGCAGCATGAACGTGATCACGTTGCCACCGACGACACCAGTGGCCACGGTCGCCATTTCTTTCTTGAAGCGGCCCCAGGCAGTGCTGGTGTCATTGATGCGGGCGGTCATCTCCCGCTGGGCCGCAATCATTTTATTGATTTCCCGGACTTTGGCAGCGTATAAAGCGGGGTCGTCCGCTTCATGCATTTTGTTCAGCTCCGAGCGCATCTTGGTGATGCTCAGGCTCACTTCTTTCAGGCTGGTTTTTGCCTGTTGGCCATTAATGACGAGGTCAATAATGGCGCGTTCATTCTGGGTTCTAGCCACCGTACTGCTTGGTTTAAGCGTTGCGGTGAGGCCCTGTAACTAGTGCTGTGGTGGTGCGTGCCGTCGATTACACGCTGATGCTGACACTACCGGTCAGCGCATTTTCAATAGTGGTGATTGGGATGCTCACGTAGTGATCCACGAGCAGTTCGCGCAATCGGTGGGTTTCGTAGCCCTTTCGCTTGGCATACCAGCGGGCGGGCCTGCGGTTGCGAGGTTCGCCGTTCTTCCTGACCTTCTGGTACTGGCTCGTCGCGTAGTCGGTCCCTTTTCCTACGCCCATGTCAACAAACCGACCGTACAGCAGGAAACTTAGAAAGGCAGAATTGACGTCGTTTCCGCTCATATTCATGCCTGTGCTCCAATCTGATTTAAGTCTGTAACTACGGCGCAGGGGGCGCTTCCGACTCGACCGTTTACGATTGTAAACGAACTTCTCCAGATCCTCTCCGAATCGTTCACGTGCAAACTGTAGCCATTTACTGACGACAGTTTTGAGGTTAATCTTCTGGTTGATGTCCAGATACCGGTAGGCAGTGGCTAACTCACTCATAGTATACCGTACCCCTCCCCCGGATCAAGCTGAACCACTAGTTGAAACTCCTCCCACACGTTCTCACCCGTCAGAAACAGGTAGGTTTTTAGCGCCGGCTCGATCACCATCTGCGAGCCGACGATGTCGTAGGTCGTAACGGTTTCCAGGTAGTTGACCGTGCGGACCTGCCCGGCCTCCAGCTGCGTGATGTTTTTCTTGACTGGCCAACTCTTCAGGAAGCGCAGTTTGACCGGTAGCTTGCCGACAATGGCCGCCCTGGTCTTATTCCGATCGGCCCACACCTTGACGGTCAATTTGGTCTGATCGTAGAAATTGGCGTTGATCACGGATGAGGTTGGCCCGGCTAGCTGCTTCTGGGTTTCGTTGACCAGCTCCAGATAAACGAATGCCTCGTCGACGTCGGCCGCCTGATCGATACCCGAAGGAATCGTCTGGCATTCCAGCCGCGCCGTGAGTTTCCCCTCCGGGCCGGGGGCTTCCGCCTGTAGCTTCGTGATCAGATACGCCCGCCGGATTCTATCGTTCAGACTCAAACTGTAACTGCGGTGCAGCTGCATGGTCGACAGGACTGGTGCCGGTAGCAGCATCTTCTGGGTAATCCGCTGCGTCTGATCCCGGAAATAGTAATACTGCCGGAGACCCTTAAGCCAGATGCCATTCCGGCCAGCCAGCTCACAGACTTCCGTCGACGCGAAGGGATAGTAGGCCCCGGTGCTGTCCTGCTGCATTCCTTCGTAGCTCAGCAGGCGCAGGCCCACGTTATTACGACGCTTCCCGGTTTGATCGAGGTACCGATCCGATGCGCTGTAGGCCGGGTCGAGCAGGTTGCCCGCCTGCCGGACGGTGGGTACCTGCCACTTTCCGTTGCTGACCGTCGAATCGGTATAGATCGACTGGCAGGTGCCCACTTTCATACTGATCGGCTGTCCCCCCTTGCCTATAATGATTGGGTCGGGCTGAATGGTCTGGCCCCTGGCATCTTTGTATAGCTCGTCGGCGGGGTCGAAGTACTCCGTTACGGCAAAACCACGGCCGTCCGGCTCGGCCGTATCGTACGAACCAGCCTGGTAGGAAGTCAGGTTGCCGGCTGGCCCCTGGGCCACGGCGCCGACGAACTGGGCAATGGTGCAGATCCGCGTATTGGCATTGAAGGTGAAGCACAAACCAAATCGCTGTTTGATGGCCTTCAGAAATTCCGACACGTCCATCTCGGGCAGGCACTGGCCGGGAATAAAGCGTCGTCCGCCGAAGGCTTCATCGAGCGTTTTGTTTTCGATGATCGGAAGCGCCGTCAGGTTCAGAATGCACAATCGTTGAATGGCTTCCTGGGCGAGCCAATCCGATTCGATCCGGTAGCCAGCGAGTAGCATCAGCTGCTCCAGTACCCACCAAAGATATAGCTGAGGACAAATCGGGTACCCACGTACTACCCCGTCGCCGAACTGGTAGTCGGCCACGAAATTACCTACCCCATTACTGCCGGTCTTGGTGAACCAGTTAACATACGGCTGGGGATCAGGAATGGCTCCTGGTACCTTCATTCGCCAGTCGTCCTCGAAGAATGTTTCGTTACGAATGGGGAACACCGCGAACGCGCACGTGCCGGGCGGTGCCGCAGCAACCTGAGTCAGCCGCTCGTTGAGCGGTAGCACGGTGGCGATACCGTTTACTGCCCCAACGACACCATCACCAATGCGGATCGGCGTGGCCAGGGCTTCCTGCAAACTCAGCTTACGAAGTTTATCATATACTTCGGCGCTGTCGATCTTCAGATAGGCGTTCAATTTCCCATTTTGGAGTTTGTAGGCCAGCTGGCACCGACGGTACAGGATACCACCAAACGACACCGTTACCGGCATGATCAGGCGCGGGGATGCCGAATCGGGCCGGTAGCCGTGGGCAACGAACCGCTGATTATTCTCCGTCAGAGGCGCGTCGATGGGGTAAGAAAATTCGCCGGGCAACTCGTCGTCGACGAGCCAGGCGGCAACCTGTTCAGTGACCAGGTTCTGGTTTGAAAAAAGCTCCAGCCTAAGCCCCTGATCGTTGGTGATACCGATCATAGGATGTATAGAATCAGGTGAACGGTCAAAACTCCGATCGCAAAAGCCAACGCGGGTTTCCAGTACTGCTTCAGAAAGGCGCGAATCAGCACCTGTGAGGGGTCTGGTGGTGGAATAATGGGCATACCAGCGGCCCGCTCTACGTGGCCGGGGTCAATGAGATTGAGCAACCAGGCTAAGCCGGTACCGAATCGGGTAAGCGTCCCCAGGTGCTTGTTCATACCAAGCACTAGGCTGATTGTCTCCACACTATTTCCGAACAGGTAATTACCCGTATCGCGGGTCATTGTCAGTTCCAGCAGATCACTGCAAACGACGTTACCCATCCGGTCGATACTGAGCGCAAGGCTTCGGGCGGCCTGCGCGATGTATGCAGAAAAGGAAACCCGTTTCCAGCGAATCAGTGAGCGGATCAGCGTGGTCAGAATGCCAGCAGGAAAAAATAGGAGCGCCAGCACAAGGGCGATAAACAACAAGAGAAAGGATTCCATCAGTCGTCAGAAATAAAAACCGCCCGAAGCTGGTCGATCCAGTTCGGGCGGTTCGTGACGGGCGTGATGACGGGCGTTTTAACGGGCCGAAAAAATGGTATTGCCGCCGGTCACGTTGTAGCCATCGAGCCAGGTCTTCAGTAAGCCCCAAGCAGTCAGTTCGGCCGCGTCGACCGGATGAACACCATCGGCCAGATAGTTACTGGCCGTCGTCGCCGTCCAGGCGGTCGTCAGGGAGTTGACATAGAAAACCTGCGAGTTATACTTGGCGTGGCCTTCGAGCGCCGATTTAATCGCACTGCGCTTATTACTCGCGGTGGTTTCGGCGGTACTGTTGAGTTTGGGCAGGATACCACACACGACAACCCGCACTTTGTTGGTCGGCGTGGTGTAGGTCGTAAGGGCTTTGTTGACCAGGTACAAAATATTGTCGCTGGTACTCATCGCGTCCGGATCGTTGGTGCCGAGCGGAATAAATACCACCGCCGGGGGGTCAGCCAGCGTTCGGCCCGCGTACCAGAAATTGCGGTGATCGAGCGTGGTCGAGCCGGACACACTGCGGTTTCTGAGCCGGTAGTTATAGCCCTTGTCGGTAAAATAATCCCGCAACAGGTAGGCGAAATTATTCGACCAGGTGGTAGGGCCCACCGCATTCCAGATGCTATCGCCCCAGATGTCGACACACTTACTGGCTCCAATGTTCATGTCCCAGATCAGGTTACCGTACCAGCCCGTTTCGTAGCCAATGGTCAGCGACTGGGTCGATCCGATGGTTGGTAAGGTTGCGGTATTACTAACCGGGATGGCGGCTTCGGTCAGCACGGCGGCCGTCGGCGACTGGGTGGGGAGCAGGTACTGACTAACCGGGCGGGTCAGTCGTTCGTTGGCGTTGGCGCTGAAAAACGGCTGCGTATTGGTGTAGGTCGCAAACGTCGATGAGTTACCGAACGGGGTGTAGTAGTACCCTTTGATTTTGGTGTCGAACCGGTAATCCATCGTGTGCAGCACCACGATGCCGGCCGGCGCGAAGTAGCTGGGCAGGTTGCCGGAGGTAAACGTATAGCTGACCTCACTGGTCGACGTGGCCGACACCGTACCGGTGACGACGATTTTCCCCCGGCTACCGAGGTAATATTCCTGCCCTTCCGATTGGGCCAGGTCTTTAATCGATGTGTACACCCGACCTGGCCGGGCCTGATCGACGGGGAACTGAGCAAATGCGCTGAGGGTGGCCAGACTCAGCAGGGCTATAATTAGTGCTTTTTTCATGGACGTTATGCGGTTAATTGTCTTCGATGGCGGCAAACCGAACGCGTTTGCCCGATGGTAGCAGCGTGTACACACTCAGTGCGCCGGGATTATTTTTCTCGTCGGCAAGGACGTAGACGGTAGTCGACACGGTGACCGTGCCCAGGTTAATCATATCCTGGTAAGTTGCGACTTGTATCTGGTCATTCCCCAGGGTGTTAGGTCGTTTCTCCGCGTAGGTGTTAAGCGTATTGGTTGCCGACTGGAACCCCGCCCCGGTGTCGTTGCTTGTTCCGCTGGCCTGTTCAATGTGAACGTTATACGAATTCGTCGGCCGCGTGAGCGTGTTCAGACGCACGTAACTGTCGTTTGATCCGGCGTCAAAGAATATAACTGACGACGTGTAAATGCCGTTACCGTGATAGTACGTCGTCGCTGTATTATCGACGATCTTGTTTCGGCTCGAACGGGCAAAATACAAGGCGTTCCAGTCGTTGTAAACGTCGATAGTATTGTTCGCGAAAACGTTTTCATTCCCAATAAACTCGTTACGCTGCTGACTTTTGAAGATGTTTCGCGTGTATATCGAATTGCTGACGTAGTACGCTAGGATCGCCCGTTGTTTTACGTTTATCCGGTTCCGGTTTACGATTATATTCTGATTTGCGCCTGCCGGTATTGCGTTTTCAGCTTTATAGCCGTTAGAAATGCTAATGCCTACTGACGAGTTGTCAATATCGATGACCGTGTTATCCTCGACGAGAATATTCGCCCCCAAAACGATTTCGATAGAATACCGTTCGGCGTCAATAACTGTATTCCCTTTGATCCGGCTTTTACGGATCAAACCCGACAACGAAATACCGAAACCGTCGTCGCTACCCGTACCCGGTTTGTAAATTTTGTTATCCTCAATTACAAATTCTTCGCAGTATTGAATCGGCCCCGGCCCGTCTGCTGAGTGATTAAGTAATTCGATCGCCATGCGCGAAATACCCGTACCGCTGCCAACCGAACCGCCGAATGTATTCCGGCGAATGTAGAAACGTTTGTGCGACGTAATGAACTGGTCCTGCGCCCCGCCTGACGCATTCGACGCAATCGAATTATTGTTCGTGCCTGCGTTCAGAAAGGTATTGTCTTCAATAAAAATCCCGTCTTCCGGCCCTTGTTCGTTGATTCGGATTTGCGCACCGTTGGTTCCGGTTGTATTTGTGTTCACAAAGGCGATACCGCGAAAGCCGACGTTTTTGTTATTGCCATTTACCAAAATCTGATCGGGCGAATTCGATCGACTGAGCCCGCCCTTACCGTAGCAGTCCAAATACAGTTCAGTCTTGTTATTTATGACAATCGTTTGCGTCTGCGTTATGACGCCGGTCCAACTGACGACGGTCGGAACGGTAGCCGCTGCGATCGCATTCAATAGGGCCGTTTCACTCGCTGCGATCGTAACAGATATCGGCGCGGCCGTACCCGCTGCTGTCGTCTGCGTCGAGCCGTCAGCGAATCGGACGCCCCCGCCTGCGCCCAACGACAAAATACCCGCCTGCGACAGCGACGCCCGTAACGCGCTCGCTGCGTCGTAAAACTCGAACAGGTTCTGACCGCTCGACAAGCCATTGACTCGCAGCGCTGGTCCAGCGCCCCCGGCCTGATTCTGTACGATAATGCCGTGGTAAGCCTTTACCGTCATGCCCGCGCCTGATGTTACATCGAGTCCCCCGGTGGGGTCGCCCATACGAAGCCGGACGGTTTGACCGGAAGACAAGCCATCGAAGCCGAACCAGCGGCCGTCTACGGTAGGTAGTTTCAGGTTACCATCAACCCAAACGTCTGAGCCGATGTCGAACCCGGCGCGGGCCGTGTTGGTGTTCCGGTTGACAGAAATACCTTCGTTGTGCAGAAACAGCGACCGGCTACTGTTACCGTTGCTGAAGAAATACAGGTTGCCGTCCGGCTTCACGTCGAGATTCCCGCCCGCGCCAATGCCCGCAGCTGAAAGCCGTGGATTACCGCCGAACTCGACCCCACCACCCGGAAGCGGCAGGATGCTGTTTCTAGCGGTTTCAGCGGCAGTAGCTCCCTGGAGAAAGATTTTACCGGCCGTTAGCGTGCCACTCACGACATTACTACTGGTCGTCAGTAGCGGCTGCTTACGTACCAAGTTGGCCGTATTGGAGTCAATCAACACTTTCAGGTAGCGGCCGGCTCCTGGCCCAAGCAGAAAGCCGTCACGCGTTTCGTTCAGGCTATCCGTCGACCGGGCCACACCCCACTGCGCCTTCGTCGCTAATTGCCCATAGCTACTCACGCTCACTACGAGCGTGAGTAGCAGTGTCAGCATCCGGATCAATTCGACTCGTCGATAAAGGTGACTTTATACAGAGTCGTCGTCGAGCCGTCGCTGGAGACCGATTTCCAGTACAGCGTATTGATCGAGTTACTGCCATCCCTCTTCTTGTAGCGTTCATCGCTTCGCACCGTGATCAGGTAGGCTTTCCCGTTGGGCACTGTGTAGCTGGAAAGGGCAGAATAGCTGGCCACCGCGTCACTGTAAACCGATGTGGCCTGATTGGCCTTCAGATCGAACGCCTGCTGCTGAGCCGTTGAAACTGGCTTGTTAGCGTCGGAGGTATTACTGACGTTACCCAGGCCGACATCAGTGGCAGAAATATTGATGTTGCCCGCCGTTGGCGTTTTGTTATTGACCGTCTGCACGGCCGACCCCTGGGCAGCAACAACTTCGTCTTTGAAAGCGAAGCCCCGGAAGTTGCCCGTAGATCCTTTTTGACCCATACGCGTGTCATCGGCTCCCAACTGGAGTCGATTGGCCTGGGTCGTAGCGGCCGTGTCTCGCTTGGCTACCTGCGTCTGCGCCTGGACGGAAAGAGAAACGGTTGCCAGCAGTAGGCCGGCGAGTAAACCACGAAATGGTTTCATTGAGATGGATGGTTAATTGTTACGGATTGATTATTGGGTAAGCTTCTGAATGATGATAGTCGTGAGCTGGCCATTGACGGTTTCGCCGGGCGGGGCAATGAGTCGAATCCGGTTCTCGTCGATGATCTCGATCCGGATTAGCGGATCTAGTTGCCCGGTATCGTCGCGGAAGAACTGGGCACTGACCAAGCGGCTGCTTGAGCCGTGGCGGATTTCCTGTCCGCTGACGGCGTTGCTGAGCCGCCAAAACTTTACCGTACCCTCGCCGACACCACTGGGGGCGTCGATGGAAGCCGTCGTTGGCGAACGGACCTGGGTAACGATCAGCCGGCCGCTGGCCCGGATCTGGCCACCGACACGAATTTCGATCCACCCACCAGATGCCGGCAGATTGAGCGTGTTTTGCAGCCGAACGACCAGGCTGGTTCCCGGCCGGGCGGAGCGAATCAGGATGGGCTGCTGATCAGCTGGCAGCATACGCCCGAACCGATCCCAGTAGGCCGTTGCGCTCACACTCCTGGAGGAGTCTGCCAGCAACAGGAGCAGGGTTTTTTCGCTGATCTGGCCCCGGAACACGGTCATGTCGAAGGGCTGAATGGTTTGCGCTGAGCAGCTGAGCGAGAGCAGCAGGCCCGCCCACAAAATGAGGTGCTTCATAGAGTTAGAGATAAAAAACCGCCCGAAGCTGGTAGGTCCAGATCGGGCGGTTCGTGACGGGCGTGATGACGCGTGAGCACTAGATTTCCTTGCGGGCGTCGGACTTACGGATTTCCATGCCTAGTACGGCATACATCAGTTCGGCCAGCGTAGTCTGATCGTTGATCGTTAGCCCCAGCGCCTTGAGGTCACCCAGGTCAATGGCCTGAAAATAATCGCGCTGGGCAACGGCCATCGCGGTCGACTCGTCGACGATCTGACCGGTCGCCGGCAGTACAAACGAGCCGCCCGTCTGACGATTGGTAATGCGATCGACAAACTGTTCGGCGGCAACCTGTTTCTGGTAGGGCGACAGGCTCACGTCTTCCGCAATGGCGGCTAGCTTCGGCCCACCATCCGGGGTCAGGTAACTGATCCGGGCGCGGATGGTCATGTTCAGGTCGGACTGGATAATAAAGGCTTCCAGTGAAGCCTGGCGCGGCAGTCCCGTGATTGGGTCGTCGCTGATAGGAATAACAAGCTGATTTTTCATACGATAACCTGGTAGTAGAAGGACAATGTTGAATTGGCGGGCAGTATCGACCCATCGCTCGCCGTAAGTATCAGGGCGCTCGATGACTCGGCATAGAGAACCAGCTTTCCGAGATGGTTTCCAGACGATGTACTACAGCCCGAAATCATGACGGCCGTGGGTGTGCGTGCTACTTTGTTGGCAAAGCTGATGCGGGCCATTTGCGTCGCGCCCGGATTGCTGCCCGTGGTAATGATGAACATACCGGCCTGATCAGTGGCTCCGCTACCCATGCTGACTGTCCCCCCTGTGCCGAGTCCGGTACCGAGTAGGCTGGCGGTGGGCGTCCCGCCGATAGCCACCAAACCAAACGTTTTGATGCGACCAGCCACGTGCAATAACTCTTCCGGATTGTCGGTACCGATAGCGACGCCATTCCGACGCACGGCCATCAGCAGTTTGTCTTTAGTGGCCGTCAGCTGCTGCCAGAAGCTGAAGCCATCCCCAGCCAAGTTGATGTTGATCATCCCAAAGTCCGAGGCACCAATAATCTTGTTGCCCAGAAAGCGCATCAGACCCAGACCGGGCTGATTGTCCGAAAAAAGGGCGCTCCCGTCGCCATTAGGCGCGTTGAAGAACGTGGGGGAGTAGCTCTTGATGTAGTCGACGATCCAGTTCAGCACCTTTCGCAAGGCGGCTGCTTTGATGCGGGTCGAGCCGGCCGCGTTGCGATCGGGGAGTTCGGAAGTAATTAAGTTACGGGTATCCTGTTCGGTAGCCACGGTGTTGACTCGTTAAAGAATGATGGAATAAAGGTTCAGGACTGGTCAGGTAGCTCGTCGACGTCGAAGTAGGTCTTCTCGAAGTACTCACGTTCCGACTCGGTTCGGCGGTAGCTACCGTCCGACCAGCGATACCACATGCAGTAATTGCCTTCGGCGATGGGCGTGCCGTCTTCGGTCGTTTCAGGATTGTCGGCCGTGACCTGCTCGGCATACCAGTAGCGGTCGGCCAGCAAGCGGGTGTTCTCTTCGTATAGCGCGTTAGGCCACGTTTCAGGGTTTCCAGGATCTTCGACCCGCTTGATTTTTTCGTGTTCGCGTTTGAGCGCAAATAGTGGCATGGCGATTAGGTTAGCGTGATTTCGTATTGCTTATAGACCTCACCCGGATAGGTGATCGTGGCCACGTTATTCGAGCCGCCCAGGTCGATCTCGATCGTACCGCCCCGGCCTGCGCCGTAGATGGTAACCACGCGCTTCCCACCAGCTGTATTGACGCCATCGGTCGCCATGTTTACGTCGGGCTCCTTGTTGTAGCAGCTGCTCGGGTAATAGGTGTGATCGAGTGTTTTCCAGGTCGATGTGCCGGCAGGACGCCACTTCACAGGGCCGGGCCAAGCGTTAACGAAATCGGTACTCAGACACCGCATTTTCGCAGCGAGTGCACCTAAATCGTTAGGGCCATAATAGACGTTGGGGAATGCGTAGTCGACGCCACTCTGCGGAGGAGCGGGTTTGAATCGACCATTGTCGATGAGCGTTCGCCCGTTTGTCGAACCTGACAGGCTATATCGACCGGTGTTGTCAGGACGGGCGATCTTGTTGCGGTCAATCCCAAACACGTAGGGGTTATCCCACCCAAGTACGTGCCGGATCGTCTGCATGGCCATAGCGGCCGTGGCAAACTGCAACTGCGGGTTCTGAATGTTAAAGTCGGCTGTATTTGCTACCAGACCATTCCCTAAATCGATCTGGTATTGTTCAGTGAACGGGTCGATCCCGGCAGCACAGCGCCACCAGCCGAAGCCGCCCTGGTCGCGTGGGTCGAGGTTAACGCCCTTCAGGAACTGCCCCATCATGAGCAGCCCTAGCCGGGATTTCCAGTACTGGTCCCAGCCGTTGTTGAGAACCATGTACAAATTCACCTGCGGCAGGGCACCGGTTAGGTGCATATCCATCGACACGTATTTTGCAAACCCCCATTCGTAGCTAGTGAGGAACTGCTTTAGCTTGTTGAAGTCGCTACACGCATCACTCACGGCCGCCAGGTTCGACTTGGTAGGCCAGAACGTGGTAGGACCTGCGTACGACGCGCCGAGGTTGATGAACTGGGCGTATTTTTCCTTTAGCTTAGAGAGCCCTTCCAGCACCCACTTACACTGCTGAGGAGCGTAGTCGGTTTGGAAACGCCAGTCACTGCCAGACTCCTGAGCCTCGCCACTAACGATACCAAATGGCCCTTTATTGGCCCACAGGAACTCGGCAACTGCGTAACATTCGTCCTTTGTAAACTGGTTAAACGGCTTGCCCGGATTGATGTCTTGGATGTTGGCATCCTTCATAAACATCGTACGCATGTACGCCATCCCGGCCGGCGTGATGACGCCCCCATTCAGCATATAGTGAATGTTCTTGTCGATGTAGCCGTGGAAGTCGCAGGCGTTGGTCGGTGCCTGCGAATAGGTTTCCCCGTTGCGGAAATTGAGGTTCATCGAGCCATCTGTCACCAGGGGCACCTCTTCGTATTCTTTTCCGGGCTGACGGGGCAGGGTTCGGTCTTTAATTAGTGGTACTCCCATGTCTAGCTGGTGTAAATAAATTGGACGCAGTGCGCCGTCTGATCATTGATTTTGCTGTCGTCAGCGGGCGACGACATCTGCATACACGAGATGGCGTACAGGTAGCCAGCTGGTACCCGCAGTGCCCGTAGCTGAGCCAGGGTGATCCAAGAGCCTTCGCCAATACCCCGGTAGAATTTCTCGGTGATACCTGTTGCGCTATCGTCGAATTTGAGCCACCATGAACCGTCAGCTTCCTGATAAGCGGTTACTACGATCTGCATCAAATCCGGCCGGCGCGAGGGGCTGATGTGGTCAATCTTGCCCTTGATAGTCGGGCTGGGCACCCCACCCGAGCCACCACCCGAGCCACCACCCGAGCCACCACCCGAGCCACCACCCGTCGACGATCCGGCTTTCAGTACCTGAAACGGCCCGGTATCGGTCGTGCTGAAGCTGAACTGTTCCTGACCGCCTGCATCGTCGCGAACCGTTAGTCCAAACCGGGCATTGGGTACATTGGTAAACAGGGAGCCATAGGCAAGCGTACCGGTAAACAGCCCGTCACGGCCGTAAGGACCGTCGGCAGTCGTCATCACTTTGGTCTGGCTGTAGGTGGAGGTGCCATCCACGCAGGCCAGCGTCAGGGTGAGCGTTCCCGACCCACTGACGTAAAATGACAGCGACCCTCCGCTGTTGCGGGCGACGTAGAGCGCCGTCAGTTTGGACGAGGCCGTTTTCAGGGCCTGCGCCGGCGTCGAGTCGTTCAGCGTCAGCACGTAGCCGTCAATGCCGCCAGCGTCGTCTTTGGCCAGCAGCTGGTACTGGGCGTCGGCCGTATTACCAAACAGCGAACCGTACACCAGCGAGCCGGTAAACAGCCCGTCGCGGCTGTAGGGGCCGTCAGCCGTAGTCATCACCTTGGTCTGGTTGTAGCCTCCGCCCCCCAGCGCCGTCAGCACCAGCGTTATAGTGCCGGACCCACTGGCGTAAAACGACAGCGCACCGTCGGGGTTGCGGGCCACGTAGAGCGCGGTGATCTTGCTGGCCGATCGGACGCACAGCGAGCGGTACTGTCCAGCTGGTAAGGTATTCACCTTAGCCAGTTGAGCCGGGGTGGGCTTTTCGGGAAACAGGCCCGCTTTATCTCCACAAGTGTTGGTGTCATCGACACCGAAATAGCCGATCGTTTTGGCGGCCTGATTTTGAATGACTGCCTGGATCATGGGGCGGGATAGAGTTGGGTGAGGCCAACCGCGACGTCGTAGTTGGGCGTGATGAACGTGTATTCCTTGTAGCCGGTCTCGCTCCGGTTACCGCGCACCCGGTAGCGAATAGCTTCGCCGGGGTTATCGATACCACTACCCCGGCCTACGTAGCTGTAGCCGGCCTGCTTAGCCGCCTGGAGCAGCGATACCCAGCGGGGCACCACGTCGGCTTGGTTCAGGTAGTTGTCGATCGTCGACATCGAGGAGTTATCGTCCAGCGTCTGGTTGCCGTTGCTGAAGCCGGTTGTCGGCACCGTTGAGGTATCGGCCATACCGTTCGCTGGCTGGGTGCCGTTTTTGGCGAACACCAGCAGATCCCCCGAGTACTGGTCATTTACCCCGGTGTAGCCGTAGGCAATGGCACTCAGCGAGCTGTTAGGGGGCTGGGGGGCACCGGTAGGCGTGCTGTAATCAGAGCGTTTAACAGCGGCAATCTTGCCGGCCACCACCTGAATGGCCAGTTTCTGGCCGTTGCTGGAGTCGCCGTTGAGCACATAATAGATTCGGTCGGACACGCGGGCGCAAGAGTCAACACCTGGTGACCAGTACAGGTACACGTCGGTACCCACATTGTAGTTGGCCATTTCGGCGGCAAAGGTTGAGCCGTCGAGCTTCAGTGGGCTGCTATCATCGAAATGCTTGCCGAGCGTATTGTTGGCATCGTCGAGCGTATCGAAGGTGCGGGCATTGCCGCCCCCGGCTGGCACGGCATTCCACACCAGAAGTGGCTTGTAATCCTGACCCGATGGGCGGTGACAGCTCGTGTCGACCAGTTCGATCGTCATTTCGGCCGAACCGCCTTCGGGAAATTCAGCGACCAGTGTTTTGCGAACTGTCTTGTCGATACTGCTCAGGTTGAGAATGACTTCCGCCGAATTGGCGGTGGGCGTCAGCACCAGCGAGGGCACATCGTTTTCTTTGAGCCGGAAATTGCTGACGGCGGTACGTCGGCGCTCGGCCTTATCGGGATAACTGAGCCGCTCGGTCACCCAGAACAGCTTATCTCCTCCCTGCTCAGGGATGGAGAATGGCCCATCGATGCGGTACTGAATCACACGTACCGGCGCGGGCGTCGGTTCACTGGGCGCCGTACCGCAGGGGCCACTGATGGTCGACCCGGCGTATTCAGCCTCGACAGCGTTATCGCGGCCAAAGACGCGGGTCTTATGCGAAGAGCCATCCCGCAGGCTGGCCGGCTTTATCCACTCAAAGCCGTACAGGCTGTTTACGTCGCCTGAAAAGGTCTTGGCTACGTCATCGCGCAGTTTGCTGGCCGTGACGGTGGCGACCAGCTTATCATTCACAAAAATGTCGACCGACTGGGCCACTTTCGGATTGGATGTGTCAATGATCCAGCCCGCTACCTTATCGCAGTTGTTGACCTCTACACGCAGTACCAGTGTCGGCTTACTGGGCACAGTGGGCGTCGGGGTGGGCGTTGGGGTGGGCGTGGGCGTGGGCGTCGTAGTCCCGGATGGGGGCACGATTGGCTCCAGCAGGTCAGCTACCAGGTAGCTGGCGACTTCAATGGCGGGCTGCGAGCCGCAACCCGCGCTACTCAACCGGCTGCACAACGCCAATATTGTCGCGGGTTTAGCCTGGCTGATGAGTAGCATCAGCAGATCATCGAGACCCAGTACTTCGAGCCGTTCCAGCGAGATGGTACCGCCGTCATTATCGGCCAGCAGGGCGGGATTGATGACAGCCACGGCCAGCGCCTGACTCGCGCGCCAGAATTTAGGCTGGGTGTAACCGCCCGTGCAGATATACCGGCTGATTATGTTATTGGTACCAGCCAGCAGATTCAGGGTGGTGGGCTGCCGATCGCCGTCGTCGCGCACGCCATCGGGCAGCTCATCGAGCAGATCATTGAAAGCGCCCGGTACCGTGCGCAGCAGGTAGTTGGCAAGTTCCTCGCTCACCAGCTGGTGCGTTACCTTATGGCAGGGCATGGGCCAGTAGCGGACCTGGTTTGTGGTCAGATCGGGTACCGCCAGCCAATTGTCGGGGCTGTATACGTAGGGGTCAGGCAGCGTTGCAGGCATGGCTAATCAAAGTCGTCGGAGAAATCATAGGAGAATTCGGGCAGGCCGGGTTTGAGCAACGTGCCCCGGCCATAGCGCTGATTGTTGGGCACCCCCCGCTGCCCTTCGTTGCTGAGGTCACCAAAAACGATGGTACCTACTGCTAGCCGGCCCAGTACCAGATTACGGACCTGCACCGGGTAGCTCTGGCCAGGCTTGAAAGCCGAGCCATCGACTCTAGTCGTAAAAAGGGGCTGCTTTTGCCAGGTCTGGCCGTCGAGACTGTATTCCCAGTCCGGGCCGATCGGCTGTTGAATGCGAATGCCGGGCATGGTCAGGGTTCGATTTGGTCAGTCCAGGATTTTAAGGCTACCCGGAGCGGGACCAGGTCCAGAATCTGTTGCTGGGTTTCTTTCTGGGTCAGCACGTCGGACAGGCCGTAGCCGTCCCGGTTATTGGGCCGGTTGGCGATGTCCTTAATGAAGTCGATCGCCTGGTCGAAGGGCCGAAACAGCAGCCGGCCGGTCGGCTCGTCGAGCAGATTACGAGCCGCCAGCTGGTCGACCTTGGCACTGGCCACGGAAAACGACAGAACCTTGTCGACCGTCAGGGTACGCACCACGTCGGGCACGGTCTTGTCGACGCTGGGTACTACCGTGACAGGCTGAATCGAAATGGTACCGCCACTGGCCGCTGAGAAGTTCTGCGGGGGGTAGGCATCCCCCTGAGCCGCTTCTTCTTCCACGCTGACGGTGTAGAAATCGTCGCGGTAGAGGTATTGGTACTGAAAAGCATGAGCAAACAGGGTATCGCCATCTTTACCCTGTTTGATCGATTTACTGATTACGCCGATCGGCAGCGCCTGAGCGTAGCGAAGGTGAAACTTCAGGGGCGAGCGGTAGAAGTCGGTCCAGCCGCGCAGTTCAGCCGCCCGGCGAAAACCGGTGGTCACTTCGGTCTGCTGCTGCACCTGCAAGTCATACTGCACGAACTGCCCGCCCGACACGTCGTAACCGGCCGGCAGATACCGGTCGGCACTCTCCGAGAACAGGCTCAGCTCACGCGAACCCTTGCCATAGGTGGCCAGTGTTTCGAGCGCACCCAGCGAATTGATGTAGGCGAAGTAGCGCGTATACGGCTCATGCTGCACATTCAGCGTAAACCGGTAGATGGGCGAAATATCCGTTGGTGCGACCAGCTGCACCAGGTATTCCACCAGCGTTTTGCCGGCCGGCACTTTGTCCAACAACTTCAGCTGCGTGACTCCCACGGCGAAGCACCACTTGCCCCCGATCGGGAAAATCACCGGATCGTAGGGCGTGACGGCCGTCAGTTCCGTCTTATCACTGAAGATGAGCGTAACCGACAGCGAAACGGCAGCAGCCGCTACGCCGGTCGAATTAACAAAGGTTAAATACTGGGGCTCGTCGACACGCACGTACCGATGGGCCGAGCCGAGCCGAAGCGCCCGGTACTGAAGAATACCACCGCTGTTGGTCTGAGTGACCGGCAACAGATCGAAGCCTGCGCCGGCGCGGTGGACGTAGTCAGCCCCGCCCCGGTAGATCCGGCGTGTCGTGTCGGTTGCGAGCGCCCCAACCTGACGGGGGTTTCCGTACGCTTCGGCGTATTTGATGAGGTAGTTACGGGCCGATTTGGCGCAATAGGTCGTCGTGGGAAAATTCCAGACGGGCAGATCGTCCTCCAGCCGGGCGTGCAGCAGATCACCCACGTCCCAGATCCCCTGTCCTTTATCGTCGATGTCGATAAACGTCGGGAAGATCAGCTCGTAGGGGGCATTCTCGCCGATTCCCTGCATGTGCAGTTCGGCGTACACGCTGTATTGGCTTCGTACTACGGGGTCGGCCCCTTTGGTAGCCACCGTCAGCTGATAGGGCAGCGTTGAGCCGCCGACCAGGGCAAACGAACCTCCGAACGGGGTGATGTTGTAGGCAGCCCCGGCTTTCTTCGCAGTGAATTGAATGGTACGAAGCGGGCCGATGTCGACGCCCCGCGTAACCACGAAGTCCTGCTGAAAGGGAAAATTCCTGGAAAACCAGTCGGCCAGCGCGTTGACGTAGTCGACGCTGTTGCCCCCAGCGGCAAACTCGTTGGGGGCAGCGGGTGCCGTTTTGGCGACGACGGCGCGGGTGATTCCATTCCAGCGAAAATTCAGGATGGTACCGTCGGCGATAGCCCCGGTGATAGCCAGCGTACAGACCGCCTTTTGTCCACTGCTGGCCACACGCCCGGCCCCTGAAAAACGAACGTAGTACGTCCGCCCTGAGAGAGTGCGTGTGGATCGGGACTGGAAACAATAGAAACGGCCATAGCGCGAAATTCTGCGCGCGCTATGGCTCAGGCCGTGACAGGCGTGATGACAGCCCATGTACAGCGTATCGACACGTACCGGTAACGTGTCGATTCTGGATGGCCATTTAATCCTGACTAAGCACCGGAGCCGGTTGTGGTGCCGGCACTGGCTCAGGTTCAGGAGCTGGCTTCGGCCTCAGATCGTCCCACTCATTATTGACAACCGCGACATTCTGGGCTACAGTCCACTCGAAGGGATAGCCCCAACCGGCGTAATTCTGCATGTCGGCCATTGGTTCGCCCTGGTACTGTGTCGACACGGTGACAGCCCTACCCTGCCGGCATAGTACGCTACCCGGTGTCCGGGAATCGTTGAACATCCGGTTCAGAAATTGACGGGCAATCTGCCGGGCTTCTTCTCTGGCCCGGCGAACATCCTTGGTATCTCCCGTATTGCACTTAACCAGTACGTTCAGGCCGCCTGAAATTCGCAGGCGCGGATTGTCCTGGGTGCGGTCGATATCGTCGTAGTACTGGTCGATCAGCAGTGCCGGTACCCGTAGATTCCGCATGGCGTTTGTCAGTTCGCTCATGTTGTTATCGTGAATCACGTAGAAACGCGGCCGGTCTGGCGTGTGGCCGATGGCCAAATTTTTTGTGGCCAGATCAGTGAAGTAGTCGATGTAGTCCTGCTCGGTCATCTGTTTTTCATGTTGTCGTATTGCTCCTGCATTTCCTCGCCCTGCTGGATCTGCGCGTTCAGCACCTTCAACGCCAGATACAGGTTCAGTTTCTCGATTTCCTGCACGCGGGTCGCGTCGAGCTTCACCATGTTGATGGCCACGTCGAGCCAACTATTCTGTTTCTGGGTCGTCGAGGTATCGGCCTCGTCGGGCGCTTTGAAAACGAGGGGGAAGAACGATTTCAGTCGTACGAGCGTGCAGCCGTAGGCGAAAACAATACGCTCCAGCAGGGCGGGATCAAGCTGGGCGAAGGCCTCGGCGCGGGCCTCGACCTGGTGCCGATCGAGCGGCTGTCGCGGGTCGGCACCATCGGTACCGGCAGGCCGATAGAGGATAGCGGCAAGTTTCGCCCAATCGCGTTTCTGGAATGCGACGTCGGCAAACATGAACTCGGCAAACGTGCAGTTAGCCAGGGCCGCAGCCGGGCCATGATAAACCGTGCGGTTGACCAGTCGACGTAGCCAGATCCGGGTCGTTCCGAAGTAAAAGTCGAACCGACGAAACCGTTGGGGGAACGTACCGGTATCATCTTCCTGACCAATCCAGGTCAGTGTGTCGAGCATGGCCTGCCCCATTCGCCGGGTCAGCTCCCGATCGTCAGGCTCCATCCCCTTCCGGCGCAGGTAGTTGTCGTCGAACAACCAGCGCTGGGTACGGAATGACATACCGTACAGTTGCTTCAGCACAGCAAACAGGCATTCCGGCTTTTCCAGCACCATCGACCGGACGCGCATCATCGATACCGATTGCGGGTCGGTCAGTTCAGCCCAACAGGAAGGGCCGGTATACAGTCGCATCCGGCCCTTTTTCCAGAGATTGAAGGTATTCATCAGATGAGTTTGTAGCGGTTCGGCGTCAGCGGATTAGGCAGGTAGTAGCCGTAGGCGTTGAGCATTTTGATATCGTAGCGATTGGCCCGGTAGTTGGCTCCATTGTATCGGTAGGCGAAATCGGCAAAGCGCAGATCCTGCAACTCGTCGGCAAGTCCCTGTCCACGAATGAACAGTACGAATGCATCGAGCTGAACTGATTCGCTCTGGTTGAATGCCTGCACCATTTCGTAGGCCGACTTGTAACCCAGCAGCGCATAATGAAACCCCATGATCTGAAACATGCCGTAGCTGGCACACTCAAACGCCACGTCGCCCGCCAGCTGACGCGCCAGCTCCAGCCTGCGCAGATCGGACAGCGTCCCTTTGTTGTAAGGGCAATCTTCCATGTACCGGTGCGACAACGTCGGGTGCGATTTATCAAACCGTCCGTCTGTTTTCTGCCGAAAAATGTGGCCTTCAAAGCGAGTGACCAGAATCTTACCTTTTAGAAAACCTCCGCCGTCGGATTCGACTTCGGCCACCGCCCGGATAGCGGCTATCGAGCAGCCCAACGACTGGGCTGCTCGACCGAAGTCAGCGGGTTGAAGAACGGGTTTCATCAGGCTTGCGCTTTAGGTTCGGAAACTGTACGACTACGGCCGGGGAGCGACCGAACTTTGGTGCCGGTTTTGATCTCGTCCAGTTCGCGCATGACCTGCGCCTGGTTGTCGTCGATCGTTTCCGATAGTTTGCCGATCGCAGTAGCCAGCGTCACGTGACTGGTGGCCACGTTATTGTTGCTGACAATCATCTTCTCCTGCATCTCCAGCAGCTTATCGTTGGTGTGGGCCTGCGCGGCCGTCAGGGCCTCGTCTTTCTTCTGGACGTATTTCCAGACAACAGCCAGGCAGATAAACAGCACGGCCGCAATGGGTGAGAGCTTGAGTAGCTCGGGGATAATGGATGCGTAGTTTTCCATATGGTAGGTTAGTTAAAGCAGTAGTGCAGCCAGCGCGCCGGCCCCGAAAAAGGCCGCAGACCATCGCCACTTTCGTTTCTTTAGCGTACTGACGTATTCGCTGAGGGCATCGGCAATTTTATCGGGCTGATCGACTCGCAGCTTATTGCGTACCGAGCGGGGCAACAATGCCAGTACACCGTCGATCGCACCTTCAGCTACCCGCAGGGAGTTTTGAGCCGAAGCCAGTTCACTTTGAATCAGATTCATGCGGGCAGTCAGGCCCATTGCCGTGCCGGCATCGTATTTGCCCAGCCGGAATTGATCGTCGAGGGCTTTACGGGTCGCGGCCACTTCGGCCTGTAGCGAGTCGATCCGATGCTGAGCACTGACCCGCAGCCGATCGGCGGCTCTCAGTTTCGCTTTCACCGCACCATAGGTCGCCGTATCTATTGCAACCCCGACAGGATACGGGAATGGTTGCTGTTTGACCATTGCGACGGGTTGGCCCGATGCATCAAAGCCAGCGAGCAAAAAGCTTATCAGCACAGCTGCCCCAAGCAGCAATAGTTTCCAGCCTGCTTTAGCGCAGGTCGACTCGTATCGAGTCATACGTTTTGGTATCACGGTCGTAGTTGGTTACGGTTGAATTAGATGCTTTGGTCGCCCGCTCGGCAGCTGATCGGCTGGCGTCGGCTTGATTTTGCAGGCGAATTCGGGCCGTGTCGACGGTCGGTACCGATGTAGCTGCGGGCGCGGTAGGTTTGGTTTTGGGCTTGCACGACGCCAGCAGATACAAACTTGTCCAGGCGACAAACACAGATAGGCCGTAGGCTATCCAGCGGCATTTCGTAGGACGAGACACCAGTCTATAGCTGGTCAGAATTGCGCTAAGGATACCAATGATGTGACAGCTTATTGTCAAGATCATGATTACAGAAAGGAAATTGCGCCGGTCGAATAGGGGCCGTAGCTGGTGGATGAATCGTCGTCAGGAGTGGGTAGTGTCTCCAGTGGCGAAATCGCAGCCTCGAAGCTGTTCCAGGCGATGTCGATCTGCCGTTGCAGGTTGTTGATAACGAAGTTCAGCTGGGCCTGAGAGGGCGGCTGGTAGTAATCCGCGTTCCCGTACTGGGAACCGTAGTTGACTTTTACATTGATGCCTTCCAGTTCGATGCTCAGCGTCGGCAGGGCGTCGAGCACGGCCTGATAAGCAATCCCCCGGCGCATCAGTCGATTCAGCTTGGCACGCATTGAATCCGACACCGATCCAGCAGACAGCTTATCGATCCGGGCCTGCGCATCTGCGCCTTGGTCTTCTTCGACGTTACGGATGCTGAATCGTAGCGCCCAGAACGTCAGCCACCGATCCTGAATGGGATAGTAGCGGCTGAACTCCGCCGGCGTTTTGAAAATGGCGTTCTGCTGCTCCTCGTAGTAGGGGGCATTTTTCCAGTCCGGAAACAGATCGGGCTGGCTGGCCAGCAGGCTCAGCAACCGATCGAGCGACTCCCAGCCCGCATCGAGCAGGGTGCGTTTGAGGTTGTTGGTCTGATACTCAAACGCAGCTTTGCGACCCTGCGCTGCCGTCACCGTAATACCATCGTTGTCGATCTGCATTTCGGCAAACGGCAGGTAGGCCGCAAAGCCGATACGACCGACTGCCCCCCTGGCCAGAAATAAGGCACTCTCCAGCTGTCGGCTCTCGGAAGCGGTCAGATCCGGGTGATCGTTGGTGCTGGCGTAGTCGCGCAGCTGCTCCAGCACGTCGAGGCCGATAAAGCGGCCCAGCACCGTCATTTCGGTGTCATCCAGTACGGGCATTAGTCCGTCCGTATCAAAATTGACATTGACCGGGACGTACTGCCGCAGCTGGTCGGTTTCTCCGGTGAATAACTGGCTCATGCGTCAGGTTTGGATTTATCGCCACCGGCCGGCAACGACTTAGGTTCGTCTTTCTTCTGGTCGCCCTTTTTGGCACTGGGGTTCTGATCGGGATAGATAAACTTCAACTGGGGAAGGGCCAATTTCCAGCCATTGAAATCGGCCATGAAGTCAATCGGTTCGATGAGCATATCCCGGAACGGGGACAGCATTTGCAGGGCAATCAGATACGCCTGGAGCTTGTCGGAACCACCACTACGCGCACCCATCTTGTCGCCACCGGCGAAGCCAACCAGCGTGGGATCGACGTTCAGCGCGTAGAAGATGTTGGCCGCTGCTTCGAGGTTGTCGGCCAGGTGCTGCCCTTCCCGACTGGGGTCTTGAATCGGCGTGATCGTGACGTAGTCAGCGACCTTCGTCGGGTCGTTGGTTGCGGCTTTGACCTGGGTAATCAGGGCCTGACCCGTGTTTTCCACGTTGGTCAGCATCTTGGTTACTTTTTCCAGCCAGCCCTCAATCAGCTTCTGCCGCTCACCCGGCTTGGTTTTGGCTTTGTTCCAGTCGTCGCCGAACGCCAGTGGCCAGTACGCTTCATCGACCTTGATGTGATACTTGATCGACATCTGGTTCTTGAGCATGTACTTCTTGAACTGGGGCACGGCCAGGTGCACGTCGAGCCAGCCCGATTCGACCAGACTGTAGTGGTGCGGCAGCGCGTAATACCGCTGGCCCGGCGTCGGAAACCGGATCGGGTAGACGACGTTGTACTCTTTCTGCTCACGCAGCCAGTCGACGGCATCGTACCGAAAGGGGTCGATGGCCGTGATTTTCTTGGCGGTTTCATCCGTCGCGCGGGGCCAGTCGGCACTCAAATAGATATGCGGCAGGTTGCCGGCCTTATCCATCTGACACCAGCGAACTTCCTCGGCATTCAGCGGGTGCGGCTGCACGATCTTCTTGCGGTCCTTCGAGATGAGCATCTCCGGGAAGCCATTGAAGTACATGGTGGCATCGGACGCCATTTCGCGCATGTACTGTTTATGGTACCGACTGCTGAGGTAAGTGTAAATCTCAGTGGCTACCGCGTTATTCCGGGGTAGTGGTCGATACAGGGGATCACCGTCGTCGTCGACGTGCTCTAGTACCGGAATGATGCCCCGACCCTGCACCATGGCGGCAATTTTACCCAATGTGGTCGGAATGATGGGATCTTTTGAATACAGCGACGCGATGCGCTGAGGAAAATCGTTACCGACTCCCCAGGGCATGATATCACTACCGGCCGACCAGACAAATGCCTGACTCGGCTGAACGGCTGAGGGGTTCGCGCCAGGCGTGGAACCCGTCGACGGTAGTATCGCGGGGCTACCACTACGCTTGCCCATCGGCTTCTCGTGTTCGATGGCAAAACTCAGCCCCAGACGGGGCACCACAACAGCGTCGGCGGTCGAGCCGGTGAAGTATTCAACTTGGCTCATGCAACAGGCTGATTATTGAAACGAAGGATCAGATCCAGATGCACGCGCACGATGTCGGTGGTACCGAGGGGTTGCAGATCGACGATCCGGTTATCGGTGCGCTTTTTGGTGAGCAGTACAGCCCGCTTCAACGTGCGGACCTCGCCACCCTTGTTGCGGGTGCGGTCGGCCGTCACGTATTGAATGGTAAACGGGCGGGGCCTGCCCGGGCTGGCGTGCCCCGACTCACTTTTACGCATCAGGCGTACTACATCTGTCAACTTCAGCATCATAGGCCGAAGTTGACAGCGTCAGGTAGGGCGGGGCGTGACAGGCGTGATGACGAGGTCGAAAAAAGGACGGCAAACCGTCGTAAATTCGCGGTGGTTTTCGTAGATTTGTGTATCCTAACAAGGCAGCACAATGGCGAAAAACTCACCAACAACGGATGAAGCCTTCAGGCTTATACTGGATAGTGACTACTACTGGTCACTGACGGGACTAGATAAGTCGGTTCGTCGTAACTACCGGCATCTGATTAATTCAGGCCGGGGCGTGACGATTGATAAAAAAGAAGAGATGCTTAAAAAAGCACAGTTCAGTGTCGAGCATGAAAAGACCTGGAATCTGCCCGAATAGATTTTGTTTTTAACTGGCTTCTTCAGCCCGGATGCTTTGCGTTCGGGCTGATTTGTTTTCAGTGAAATTAGTGTCCCAAGACTGACGAAAACCAAATTGATTGCGGAATCGTAGCGGTAATCTAGCTACTCTATAGAAGACGCATCAACAATCTTTCCCGCATGCGATAAGCCCGTTCGATCTGAGTCATGTAACGTGCTTTAATCAATGTAAAATATGTCTGTATAGATGCATCTACTCCCCTGTACGTAAAGCAAAGTTGTTCGTTTTGAGTCAGTTGAGTGAGCAGCAGTTCCAACCTGACGATATGTTGTTCGTAAAAAATTACTTCCTGCCAAAGCTTTCCCTCCTGAGTAGTGAATGGGGTATTGGGTTGACTGATGGGATGGTTATGTGAACTGTGTGGATGCATACTCATATTGGTAACACGACACATGCTAAACGGTCTAAGTAAGTCATTAGTCGTCAATATATTGATTAAAATTTAATATGTCGGGCGTTTAGCCTAGTCGCGTAGAACCTGCTGTTGCCGGTTGATCTAAATTGCTTTAAGCACGGGTTTTTAGCCAGTTAACGAGTAAGCTGATCTATCTCCAGCTGAGCGAACGGCAGAGAGTTGGCTGGACGCCGGCAGGGTGAGTGACAGGCCGGTGTGAGCCTGCGAAACACCAGGGCTGTCGTGAACCCCGCCACAGCAAAGGCGCGAGGAACGCCAAAAGCCCACTAACTCACTAGGGAATTAGCAGGAATCAGGCGTAACGGGTACGGTTACAGGTAGGCGGGTATCGTTCGACCGCCGTATAGTTCGGCAATGGGTGACGCGTTTTCGTTCAGGTAGATGCGCCAGATAACGCCCTGCCGTAGTAAACTCTGCACTTGGGTAGAAAACTTATACCAGTAATCCAGTCGTAATTCCTCGCTACTGTCGCGCTGTTTGTAGATCACGGCCCGGGGTAAAACTTCGCCCGGTGGGTCGTCGGTCTGGTTTGGGGCGGCTAATGGCGGGGCGGTCGGCTCTGGTTTGGGGGGCGTCGGATCAAGATAAACCGTCCGTAAAACCGGGTGCATACTAAGTTGAATCAATCCGTCGACGTAGATGGCAACGATTTCTTTCGTGCTGTAGTCGTGCTGTTTGCTGACGGTCTGTTTTGTGCATCGCCGGTACGATCTGTGGGCCTGCTCGACGGCCCCGCTGAGCCGTTGGTAAATGCTCGTCGGGTCGCTGGTCAGTACGCTGTGGTAGGCCCCGAAATGGTCTAGTATAGCCTGCTGTAATCGGTTGGCGGGGCGGTTCTGGCTACTGATACGAATAAAATAAGTCATGGCTATAAAATACCGCTGTCGGCAAATGAGGTGTAACAATCAGCATCAGGCACTAAAATCAGGTGGTCCAACACCGGACAGTCCAGTAACTGGCCGATCTGCTTAAACTTGACGGTCAGGTCTTTGTCCGCTTTGCTCGGCTCAAGGTTGCCCGACGGGTGGTTATGAGCTAGTACAATGCTACTGGCGTGACAGCCCAAGGCTACCTGAAAAATGACTTTTGCATCCACGTAGGTAGCGGCCGTGCCCCCACCGATACCCGGAAAATGCCGATGGCTTCGTTTTGTTTGTTAAGGCACATTAGGTAAAATTCCTCGATCCAGTTAATCTGCTCGCTCCAGTACTGGCGAAAGATACCGTACGCGTCGCGGCTGGCCCGAACGTGCGCTAACTTGGGGTTACTGTTGGTTTTGTAGCTGACGCTGATTTCACCCACGGAATAAATAGTGGTGGCGTCCTGGGGGCGTAGACTCATAACGGTAGGGGTTCGATTAAATCAAATTGGGTATCCTCGTAAACAGTCGAATCGGGATGCAGTAGACTGGATGGGTACCAGAAAACCCGGTAGCCTATGCGGGGCGGCTGGCGGCTGGTGACGCGAAAAATACCGGCTATATACTGGTCGGTGATGACCTTCGCCGGGGGACGAGTGCGCCGAAATTCCCGGCGCAACTCGTCCACGATCAGCGTGTCAAATTCACTCACGAACGCGAAACCGCTAACAGTTCGCTTTCTTTCTCTTCCACCTTCTGCTCGAACAAGCCTTTCAGGTGCTCCACGATCAGGGCGGCTAGGCCGTGGTTTTTGCACTGGAATTCGCGGTTGTTATCGTCAAAGATCACTAACCGGCCATAGCGGTAGTCCTCGTCCTTACTAACGGCGAAACTGAACTGGTTTAACTCGTTCTGCTTGGCTTTCAGGCTTTGCAGTTGGTTGTTTATCAGTTGTAGTTTGCCCGACTTGGCAATCTGAAACTCGATTTCTTCGCCACGGCTCCGAACGGGGGCGGCTGGCTTCTGCGGCTCTGGCTGGGCTGGGGCTTTGGCTGGCTCCGGGGCGGTGGCGGTAGCTTCGGGTTTGGCTGGCTCTGGCTGGGCCTGAACGGGGTAGGGTTTCGGCTCGACCACATCGGCGGCTTTCGCGGCAGTGTCGGCGTGGGCCTGTTTCAGTAGATCACTCAGGGCAACGGGTTCGGCGGGGGTAACGGTGAACTTACCGGTACTGCCTTTGGCGTTCTGGTTGTCGGTGGTGGTGTTGGTGTTCGCGGGGGTAACTTGTGGGGTGGTTTTCATTGGATTTGACTGGTTTTTGATGGATTGATGTATTGAAAACTGGGTAATGCTGAGGATTGGGCGTAGTTGTCCTGTCGGGCGAAAAACGACCGGTAGGGACTCCGATAAATTGAGTTGACTAATAAGTACCTGCGCGGTCGATCAGGTACGTAAATGCGGCCTGTGCGTCGCTGGCGGCATCCCAGATAAAGCGGCTGTTCTTTTTGAGCACGCCCAGCCAGTTGGCAATGTAGGCGGCTTGGTTCTGTAGGGTGTCGGGCGTATCAATACCGAACGTATTGCACAGAAACGTACTGCCGAGTTCGGCGGTCAGTTCTTCCAGTGAGTAATTGGTGTCGCCAAATTTCAGGGCTTCGGTCAACGTCTTTCGATTCAACCGGTCGGCGTGTCCCGTCCAGTGGGTCAGCTCGTGGAACAAAACACCGTAGTACAATTCCGAACTGCGGAACACGTCCAGCGGGGGCATCTGCACGTAATCATCCTTTTTGTGAAAAAAGGCTTCGTCAACGTTGGCGTGGCGCAACTGGTTGCCCAAATTCAGGGCGGTAACGAAGTCCGCACAGACCGCTATCTCGTGGTTATCGGTTTCGCTCCGGCGTATGGCTGACTTAACGGGGCACCCTTCCACCGAATCCATATTAAACACCGGAAACAGGCGAATAAACGGGTACTTTCTGACGGTCGAATCACCGGCTTTGATGCGGGGTAAAGCAACGTCGGGGGTTAGCCGTGCGCCGTTTTTGTCCTTGTAAATACAGTCGTGAAAATAAACCTGTGTCGATTTGCTTCCCTTCTTGACGCGCCCACCGGCTTCGTTAATCTGCTTGATGGTCGCGAAGTAGGGCGTTTTATAGTCCTCCATCAGCATCAGTAGCGAATTGATACCGCGGTAGCGGTGGCCGGTGAAGTGATTTTGTGCGGGTTCGCAGAAGCCCCACGGCTGATGCCACGGTACGATACCCTGTTCCAATTGGGCAATAATTTTCCCGGTGACCTCTGCGAAGTGGTCGCGTTTTGTACCTTCCATAAAAGTTGCTTTTTTGTGTTTTTAACTGGTTATCTGCTTGATTTCCATGTATTAAAGGTACGCAAACCGTCGTAAATTTGCAACGGCATTGTAAGTATTTTTGCAATTTAAAAACAGTCTAAACTACTGTTTTTCAGACACTTGACCGGTTTCCGCTGGTGAACGCTCCGCGTCCGGGGTTTACCCCCCCCATGCCACGCACAGACCAAAAAAGCAATTGCCGAGGGGGGGGTGGGGGCGATAATTTTGGCGGGGTCGGAGGGGTCGAGAACCCGCATTCTGGGCGCGTCTGGGTGCGTCTGCGGGGCCGTCGAGAGGCTACTGCGTTGACTACTGGCACGACTCGTTAGCCTGTCTGCGGGCACGTGTGCGCGTCTGGCCGCGCTGGGGCTGGGCCACGCTGGGCACCGGCAGGTGCCCTACACACACAGCATCCGATTTGGTTTGCATCAACAACACACCGGCCGTTTACCGCTGGGTACCAGCGAGTGCCCTACACATACACCCATTCAATTAACGTGTATGTATATACGTCACCAAATGCCCTACACGAACACTGTCCGAATTTATAGGACAAAAACGAAGCGGCCCGGTCAGATCTGACCGGGCCGCTACTGCCCTACCCTACTGGGCTGCTTAATTCATGAATATGGATTTGAAGGCAACAGGATCTTCGAAGCGATGTACCATGTGTGCCCCTACTAGCAGGGTGTCGATTGCATCGCTGAAGTGGGTGGTTGTCCGTTGGTCCAGCTCACTGTTCTTCTCATCATTCTTGTTCTTGCGAAAGCCGGTCGTGCCCTGGGCAATCTGGGTAGACTGCATCGAGATGCGTACATACTCGCAGTTGTGCCGATTCATGGCAATCTTGAACAGCCGATCACCACCACCCCGCAGGCACATACCCCACAGTTCATACCGCCATTCAGGATCGAGCGTAGCTCCAATAAAATGACGGTGTACGATCCAGCCTGCTTCCATCAGGTAGTCGATGAATACCTCGGCTGGGGATGCGTTACTTACGGCCGATGTACCGATCGCCGTATGGTCATAGAAGTAATTGACCTCTTTGCAGGGATGGTAACGGTAGTATTCGCAGAATGCCCTAGCCAGATCGACAACCCGCTCAGGGTGCAATACGTACAGTTCCTTCAGAATGCGATAGGTGCGGCCGTGGGGCTGCCCTACCAGCAGTGCGTTGATCGATGCACCGTTGTCAATACCAATATCGAGCGGCCGGTATTTGTCGACGTCGGCATCTTTGCGCGAATCATTGAACAGCCCCTTACCGAAATCCTCAATATTGAAGCTGTTGATGTAGGCGTGATCTTCCTTGTCGTAGAAGTGGTGTTCGTCCAGATCCGGATAGAACGCGTTTTCGGTCAGGAACGGCCGCTGATTCAGAATAGCCGTGTTGAAGATGAACGCGGGCAGCTTCTCGCGCAGCCGTCGGATGTTGTCCGCTCCGAAGCCGTGAATGTTGTCAAGCGTCGATGCTTCCGAGAAAAACACGCATTTAGCCCGGATGCTATCCCACTCGGCCTGCTTTTTCTGAATGGCCTTCATGATCGACACCCGCTTGCTGGGGTGAGCGATCAGCTGACCATACAACTCATAGATCTTTACCCGGATGCTCAGCAGCAGTTCGACCCGCTGCCGATCCATCCGCTTCTCCTCCTCGAGTATCCACATCGCGGCCTTCGATGTGGGCATATCGGTGCAGAAAAGCAGGCTGTGAAACTCCGGAATGCCCCCGAAATAGCGTTCGTCGCCCCGGTTGGTCATCAACAGTTCGTTGTCGAGCTTCGCTTTATCCAGGAACTTCGCTTCGTCACCGACGATCCAATGCACCGTTTTACCGTTGGCCGAACCCGGCCGATCCTGCGACACCATCGACGCCACCGCGCCGTTTTTAAAGAAAATACAGTGATCCGAAACGACAGGGCCAACAATCGGCGTCGGAATGTTCAGGTGCTTGGGTGGTCGCTCCCGAATCCAGAAGTCACGGCCGCGCTGCCAGCCCATCTGTTCCCAGCCTTTGATCACGGGGGGCAGCGTCCGCTCCAGCAATTGCAGGTAGGTCGAACCAGCGAAACAACCGTGCGCCCTGGGCATCACGTCGACGTTTCGAAACGAACGCGGGGCAATAAGCCCTTCCGATTTACCGGTACCCCGACCCCAGACTGCATATTCTTCATTGGCCCCAACCGACATAGAGCGGATCTGGGGTTTATTGAAGTGTTTGGACTCAATTTTTACGTCATCGCTCAACTTACGCGGGTCGAGGGGAACCTGCGCCAGTTTTACGGCTGTATCGAGATCATCGCTCAGCAATGACCCCATCTGGTAACGATCAGGCAGCTGAGACATCCTCGAAGTCGTCAAAAAGGGCTTGTTGTTTTTTACGATCGCTGGCCTGCATCTGGGCAATAAGTGCCTCCAGCTTATCATCCGGGATCTGCTTCCCTCCCAGTTGTTCCGGGTTGAAGTTGATGAAGTTGATAATCGTGCGGTTGTCGACGGGCGTCTGCGGCTTATCAGCACCAATGAGCTTGATATAATGCCCGAACATGGCTCCCAGCGATTTGAAATCACCTTTCTTTTCCGCCCGCTCCATCGCCCGTTTCATATTGGTAATGAGCATAACCCGCTCCCAGTCGAGAACAGGCTGCTCCAGCTGCGCGTAGAACCGGCGCGTGTCGGCAATGGCGTAGCGTAGCACCCGATCCGACAGCGTCGGCCACTTCTCTTTGAGCCGCTTTACCAGCATGGTATCCGATTTAAACCGGATTTTGGGCAGCGTCAGGATGGAATAGATGTACTGCCACCGCTCGTACTGCTCCTGGAGTGATTTGCTCAGCTGTCGCCGGGCCGGGTCGTCCATATCCCGGTCATCGTTGTACCACCGAACGATGGCGTCGAACTTATCGTCGTGGCGGCTCGGTACGTCGGGGTCAAGAAATCCTACGTCAGTGTTCATGTCGGTGGGTTAATCGAGTGATTCCGATTCATCGAGCAGGCGAAGGGCCATCGTCTGCGCGGGCGACGAACCCTGCTTGGCCAGCGTCAGGATTGATTTCCGTAGCTCCAGTTTCGATTTGAGTTTGCCGCGCTGATAGGCTTTGTAGGCCGGGTGCGTGTCGTCTTCCAGTGCGATTTCCAGATCGTCGGTGGATATCGACAGTACAATAGCGCATTCGTCGGGAGTGAAAAAGTAGCTGGCCAGACTCTCCAGTTCGGTCAGCTGTTCAGCCGTTAGTTTCATCGTAAGAGTTTGAGGGTTTCGCCAAAAGGCTTGGCTTTCTCCATTTCGCGGTCGATCCAGTCGCGGTGAAAAGCCGCAACCGGGCGGCTCTCGGTGACCACACCGGCTTCGATCCGGGGGTTATTCGTGTAGTTTGCTGAGCCGACCATCGACACAGCCCAGGCGTCGTTCTCGATCACCGTCACTTTCGCGTGACAGGCGGTAATCCGAGTCTTTTCGGCATGAGAAGAGACAAACGCATAGGCGCTCGCATTGCGAGTAATTACCCGTGAGTCGATGAGTAGCCGCAGATCCTGAATGATACCCTCCTGAATGCCCTGCACGAGCACGCGGCAGGCATCCTCGGTCATTGACCAGGTGGCAATCCAGATCCGGGCCGGGCCGGTCTGGCGCAGGATGTGCAACAGGAGGTCGTGCGTGCTCCACAGGCCGGCACTGGCGTAGTGGTAGGTGTTTCCCCGCTCGAGCGGTGGGAACACTGCGTCGACAGCATCCGAAACTCGACCAAGGAGCGTATTCGAATGTTGCTCAACACTGCTGCACACGGCAGCTTTGTCGTGTTGGGGTTTGGCATAGTCGTGGGCCTCGCTAGTCGAGAATAGTGACATTATCGTATGGGTTATTAGTCAGCGTTGCCAGCTGCTGCTTAAGCTGCTCGGCCTCACTGGTGAATGCCCGTAGTTTCTGCTCGTATTTGGGTCGTTTCGGGTCGTCAGCGGTCAGCTGCGCGAGCCGCCGGGTTTCTTTGCTGATGTAGGTCCGAACCGACAAAAGCCGCTTCATCAGCGCGGCTTCCGTGATGGCCGGGTCGACGGCCGGCGCGTCTGGCATGTAGCCATGCTGGCGGAAGAATTCCTTACGGCCGTAGATGGTACCGAGATCATCCCGGATGGTCAGCACCCGGTACGCCAGGCGTTTGAGGTCTTCGCCTTTGGTGATGCCCTGATCGGCCATGTACCGCATTCGCTCCTTCAGCGCAGTACGCTCATCCATCAGGATCTTACCCCGCTCCAGATCACCGGTCAGCGACTCGGGGTAGCTTTCGACCAGGGCGGTTTCTGCCGCACTCAGCTGATCGTGATGAGTCTGTAGGGCGTCGGTGAGTTTCTTCCGGTTATAGTCGTCGGCACCGCCCTTCAGCATCGACAGCATGAACCCGTCGCCGTGGATCTGCTGATACAGCAATACCCCGACGTCGTAGACGCGGTTGTCAAGCCAGGCGGCCAGTTGTTCGAGTAGCGTAGGTTGCATGAGTGCGTTAGGGTTGAAAGAAAGAAGCCCGCCAATCGGCAGGCTTCTTATCGGCGTTCCACAGTACTAGTCGTTGGCAGGGTTGCTCACGTCTAATGGTTTTTGCAGATAGGGCACCTGGTCGGGAAACTGACGCAGGTATGCCTCATCGTCGGCCGATAGGTTCGCCAGGTCGTAATCACGCCCGGCGAACCTGATCAGCATCGAGTCGGTCGCTAGCAGACCGACAATGCCTTTGGTGGAAGCCGCCTTAGTTGTTTCTTTCGGCATGGCTGAGGTTGGTTAAACCGCTGGCGTGAGCGGGATGGCTGCGCTGTAAATCAGCATATCCGGCATCCAGCACGTAACCTCGAACTCCGCTCCTTTACCACGGCCTGACATCTTTTCCGATTTAAAGCTGGGGGCGATGTAGGCCGGAAATTTGGCCGACCCGATCTGGATAATTGTCCCGTCAGACAGCGGCACCTCCAGAACGAACTTGTCGTTTTTAACCCGGTTCTTGAAGGCGAATAGCTCTTTCTTCGAACCCGGATAGAAAAATTTGAAGGTCACTTTGAAGCTACGGCCGTCAATTTCGCCGTTCATTCCGCCCTCCAGTTCTGAGGTATCGGGCGTACAGTAGACCTGAGTGAAGTTCTTTCCGGTGTTGCACACGTGAGGAGTTGTAATCACGTAGGCATCAGCTGGCGTAGCCGGGTTGGCTGGTGGCGTGCCGAACGTTTTAATATTTGAGTGCGAGATCAAATAGAAAAACAGCTCGGTACCCCCATATTGTTCTCGGTACCATCGGGGCCGAGAAGGTTTGTGTAGTCCATTGTTGGGGTCGTTACGGAGTGAAGCGGTTAAACCGGTCTGTCGACCGGTCTAACCTGAATGGATTGAACTACTCAGCTTTTTGCAGGAACGATACGCCGTCCTTCACCAGCTGCTCAGCGAGTTTCGACTTCTGGTTGAGCACGTCGATGGTGACGATTTCACCCAGGTAGTTGAAGGAAGGAACGACCAGATCATACGTCGCTTTGCCGACAGTGACCTTGCCATACGTCTTTTCCTCGTCAGCAGCAGGCTTCTCAGCCAATTGCTTCTTGAGATCCTGCACCACTTCACCGGCCTCGAGTACTTGACGGGCGCTGGCTTCTTTGGCTTCGTTAGCCGCTTTCAGTTGTAATTTGAGGGCTTCTATTTCCTCCTGTTCCTTAGTGAGTTCCACAGTAGTAAGTCTGTTTGAATGATTGGATGCCCACCTATCGCGGGCATCCAATCGTCAGGGTTGAAGAATAGTCTGGGTTAAGTCGAATTACGCCTGGTCGTTTACGAACAGCGTATCCATATCGGCGAACTGGCAGGCCAGAATCATCTGGAACTTGGCCAGGAAGCCGTGGATGTGGGGGATCATGTTACCAACCGTCGTCAGGTCAGGCAGCTGGTCGGTGCCCATGAACATGTTTTTCTTCGGCTGGGTCATGATGATCCGGCCCGAATTGCCCATCCACGAGGCCGCCTGCACGTTCCACTTACCGTCTGAGCCGAAAATCAGCATACCGGGTTTGCCGGGCACTTCATACGCCGAGGTACCATTAGTGAACTTGTTGAGCAGGCTGCTCTGGTAGTTCTGGTAGGTGTTGTACGACACAAACGCGGTACCGCCCAACGCCTGCTTTTTCGACGGCATGGCTTTGTACATACCCGATACCTTGTCGAAAGCATTGGTATCGGTGATAATGCCCGTAGCAATACGGTTAGCAGCGGGAAGGCTGTTGTATTCCTGCGCGATGATGGTACCGAATCCGATACCCAGGCATTTGTTGTTGATGTCCAGAAACGATGCAGGAACGCTCGTAGGCGTCTGGCCAGCAGTCGTCGCCGTTACGACCTGGTAGTAGTTCTCCTCGAAGAACACTTTGCTTCCGACGGTGTAGTTCACCGTAGCATCGAATGGCGCAACCGTTTTGGGGTCAATCGACAGGTAGATGTTGTCGTTGATCTCTTCCGCGATTTTGAGAATTTGTGCCAGCCAGAAGTACTGACCGAAGCCCTGTGGGTAATCTTTGGCGTTGGCAGCCAGACCACGAGCCAGGTACGTATCACGGAATTCTTCCGGAATGATATCCAGAATCTTCATCGCCGTACGTGGGTCGATGCGACGCGCGCTGAACGTACCCGACTGACCTTTCGGCGTTTTTACAGCCGAACTGTACGGCCGCAGCCCCTCGCTGGCAACGTATTTTGGTAGGATGGTTGATGTCTTCAGGTTCGTCAGCACCGAGACATCCTTGGTGATGTCGAGCGCCTGCATGACGGCCAGAATAATCGTTTCTGCGTATTCGCCAGCGTAGCCGGCAATCGCTTGCAGATCGGTTTGGGTCTTTGCCACAATTGTGAGATTAAGGAAGTTACGGAGTAAGAATTGCGATCATCGACCGCCTAAGGCGGTCGATGATCGATCAGGTTATTTGCCCTTCAGGGAGGCCATCGAGCGCAGTTTGGCGTCGGTTTCCGAGATGACTTCTTCGTCATCGCCGGCCGCTACCTGTGGCTCTTCGGTTTTCTGCGAGGTCGTACCCAGCACGCCAGGCTGCGAGCCGTATTCGTTGACCTTTGATTGCAGCTGGTCACGCTCCTGGGTCAGCTTCGACACCTGCTCCTGAGCGGTCGTCAGCGCTGTAGCACTAGTTGTCATCTCGTCCAAATAGCCTTGTGAGATGACGCGAATACCTTTGATGTTCTGAGCATCCAGGTTAGCATTGATTGCGTTGAGCTGATCATCGGTAATGGCCGAAGACTCGACGCCAGCAAGGGCCGTAATGAGTTTGTGTTTGTCGCCAAACATGGTTGTGTCGGTTTGATTAGTTGGGGAAACAGAAGAATCCTGGCTGGCCAGAACAGGCTCAGTGACAGGCGTGGAAGCGTCAGCTTCAGGGTCGTTGTCGTTGTCGTGTTCGTCGTCCAGATCGTTGCCGTCGCCGGTCGGTTCGGCAGGCGTAGGTTCCACGGCCGTCGCGCGGGGTTGCTTTGCCAGCTCCGCCACGCGGGCTACGGCCACGTCGAGGTCGCCGAAGCCGTCAATAAGCCCTAACTCGATCGCTTTGGATGCGTAGAACAGACCGCCTTTGAACACGTCGGCACCGCCCTTCGTGACGGGCTTCAGCTTGGCACCACGGCCGGTTTCGACGGCGACACGGAATAAGTCGGCAGCCTGGTTCAGATCTTCCGTCAGGGCCGCTGTATCGCCTTCCAGTGCGTCGCGGAACGGTTTGTTTTTCTCGGCTGAGCGGTCAGAATAGACCGTGTGAACCTCGATACCGGCCAGCGCCAGCGCCTTCCGGTTGTCCCGAAAGCTGACGAATACGCCAATAGAGCCGATCATATCGGTCTGCTGGGTCGCCAGAATCTCGTCGGAGCCGCAGGCCAGCCAGTACGCTGCCGACGCCATGAGTCCCTCGCATACTACCGAAACAACCGGCTTTTGTGGATCTCGAATGGCGTCGTACAGCGTCGGGGTACCAAACAGCTGGCCACCTGGCGAATCGACCAGGTTGACAATACCGATGATTTTGGGGTGTGCGTAGGCACGACGAATCAGTTTAGCGTAGTCCTCCGTGCCTAGTGTGCAGCACGTGGTTTCCTTCATAATCGGCCCGCGAATATCAAGGACGAATACGCTGTTTTCGGGGAGGTCAGGGTTGTCTAGCGCATAGCGGTTGCGGGGGTTAGTGGCGGTAACGGCCGGGCCGCCGGGCGGTGTGTCGACCTCGTCCGACGCCAGTACGTAGCCGATCGAGCTGATCGGATCGACGCCCCCGGCCTCATCAATGGCGTTTTGTTGCAGCAGCTTCAAATCCAGCTTACCAGCCAGGTAGCTATCAAGTAGCGTTTGGTGCTGTTCGGCCCAGATGGGTTCGATGGCCCACTTGTGGCGTAGCAGGGCGGAAAGGATTTGAAATTGGCTAATCATGGCCCGAAACTGCCCCTATTGCGAGGGGCCGGGCGTGACAGGCGTGATGACGCGAATGAAGATTCCACAAAAAACCCCCGCCGGTAAAACCAGCGGGGGTTCAGAAACCACCGTTATGAAAGCAAGGCATACTCAAAGAATGGCCGGGGCCTCAGAGAGACTGCCCCGGAAGGTGAGGGCGTAGCCGCGCAAATCTGCGACAGCCTTGCCGGTGACGAACTGATAGGTCAGTTCGAGCGGCTGTTCATAACTACCGACCTGCCGCAGCTGGCCATTGTTATCCTCACATTGAATGATGAATCGGTGACGCACCATCTCGGCCAGTTGAGCACGCCGTTCAGGACTGTCGCCGGGTAAGAAGGCGGAAACGGTCACATCCCAAACCGGGCCGTTATCGCTGTTCGATTGTCGTTCTTCGTAGCCTCGCGTCGATTCGGTACCGTAGGCGGTATAGAACCGGAACCCATCGCGAAAATTTGGGGTACCGGTGGCCAGGGTTGGAGTTACTCCAGCAACTGGCACAAACCGGATTCGATATAGCCCCCCAATGTTGTTGACCGGGTCGTAATTCAGATCAGTCATGGGGCAAATGTGCCGGCATCACTGGGGGGCAGACGTGACAGGCGTGATGACAGACTAAATCAGGCAGCCATTGGGTAAGCTGTGAAATGGTTGATAAGGGCGACTCCGGTATTGAAGCTCCGAAATGCATCGGGCTGGGTCGAGCCGTGGCGGTAAACGATCTGCTTCAGATTAGCCTCGGAGATATCATCTTCGGAAAAATCGTAGCAGTCAGCAAATTGACGGATGCGCTCCATCAGGGGCAGGTGTTGCTTTTCCTCGCAGAAACAGATCAGCTCGTTCCGAATCAGGTAGTCGACCCAGCTGCTGAATGCCTCCAGTTCGGCGTAGTTGAGCAGATACTGCTGGCGGCTTTTGTGAAACTCGTGGATTGCCAGACCGATTACGTCGGTCATGTCGTCCGGGGCCATAATCCGACCGGCTCCGTCGGTGTGCAGGTAACTATTATCAGGCTTGGGCCTGCGCCATCCGGTGTTCAGCTGCACCTTTTCAGACTGTGCCAGTGCCCACATCCACAGACTGGCCCCCTGCGCGTCCGAACTGACGAGCATCGGGCGTCGACGCCCCCGCTCATCAATTAAATGGGTGTGAATAAACTTACGGATTCGCGGGCGCACCGGAATCTCAAACAACACTGGTTCGCAGAAGTACATGAGTTACGAAGAGTACGGAGAATACGTCGAAAATTAGTTAAAATAAAATTAAATACACGCGTATTAGTACCTGAGTAGTTACAATATATTTTGTAAAAGTCCGTCTGGTTTACTCCTTCCGGTAATCCCTTTAAAATTCAACACATATCATATGGTTGTATGCGACTGCTTGGAGGCTTATCTGCGATAAAAAAATCAGTTTTTCCCCTGAATAGCGTGTTTCCCTGAAAAATCTCCCCCTGATTTCCCTGATTGTCCCTGACACCCCTGAACGTCCCTGAAAAAACACCCCCTTTATATATGCTATTACTATTCATTATCAATTACTTATATCTATCAGGGAAATCAGGGGTAATCAGGGGGAGAATTACAGCTATTTAGCTTTTCTGTTTTTTTTCTGATTTACTGTTACCTGTAGGCTTTAAAACGGTGGTTTGGGCGGTGTCGCCCCCGCCGATCGGGGCAGTGAGCATGGCAACGTCGCGCAGGCAATCGGCACGGATTTCGGGGACACTCGCGGTAATTCAGGGAAACGACACTCCAAACCGGCCGGGAAAGGCACCTACCAGCCATTTATAAGTGAAACTGGTGGGTCGGACTTCACTTATAAGTAAAATCGCCAGCACAGACCGAAATCGTAGAAAAACACAAAAGCCACCCTATTGGATGGCTTCTGCTGGTCGGTGGGGTTCTCATTTTGACACCAGGTGGTTCAATCCCCACGTCCCGGTCTGCATTAAGGTGGTGGCCCTCGCTTCAGAAAGAGTCTCATTGGTCGAATAGTTTTAGTTGTTGGGGACCCGCGTGATTCATACCGTACACCTTCTTGCTCAGGATATCATCCATGTCGTATCTGGCATGGCAGCGCGGGCATAAAGCAATCAGATCTTCGTCATCACTGCTGTCTGTGTTATGATAGCGATGGGCCGCGTTCAGGAATACAATGACGATGCGGGTTGCCGGGTAGGCACACTTCAGATCTGGCCCCTTCGGATATACCGTTCCGTGTTTTACCCCACACTGCTCGCAAATGCCATTGGCCACCTCGAATCGATACCGGTTGCTGATCCTGCGCCAGCCACGGGGGTACCTGCTGCGGTCCATCGCCATCGTGCTACCGGGGTGAGTGAACGTTAGTCGTCGACACCTGCATAACGAACTGCTGCTCCATCAAACTGATCGCCTGCCGCATCAATGCGGCCGTATCCGCGCCCCGCTGGTGACCAGTTGCGTGAATCACGCCTATCAGTGCGGCCGTGAATCCGAACAGGAGCATATCAACGCCTTTTTCGGTAAAATGACCGTTTCGATCTTTCCAGTCGTCCGGAGCGTCGGAATGTTTGTACATCACGTCGACGTGCTCAAGGTTTACCTGGTCATTGGCGACACTACACGACACAGCTGCGCCAATACGGAAATGAAAGTCTCTGTTCATGAAATCTGTTATATTATTCGGTTAGTGTGATCGTAGCGAGAACCATCACGGGAACCACTGTCGTGGCAATTGCCAGGACCGTACAACCCTCATCCATCCACTGGACCTCGATACCAGTCAGGTTGTAGCTATCCGCCGTCATGAAGTTCATTTCCCGGTTCAGCCGATCTTTGAACTCCTCGAGCGTGACGGGGGGCTTAAGCATAGTACCACTGGCCCAGTGGCCAGCCACCGTCAGCAACTCCCCTACCGACTCCGTAACGACGGCGGTCTGTGGGCGAACGGTAAAAACCGGCCCTATAATGGGTGATAATGCCGGCAGCGTAACCGACAGCTGAGCCGGTACCGGAATCCGATCGAAGTCGATCTCCAGCGAATTGAGGTAGCCAACGACTTTGGCGATATTGACCGATACCGGGCTGCTGATATCGTCGTGTTCCCGGAAGGCCGACATACCCCCACCCTGGTACAAAATCATCGTAAATGTGCTGTCACTGATGATCCGGTACGAAGCCAGTCCGCCCTGATAGCTATTCGTCAGCGCATCAAGTGGTGGTGTAAAGCCGAAACCAAGTGAAAATAGGCTCTGGCCTTCTTCCCGAGTTAGATTCGCCAGGGTACGAACGTCACTGATCGGTTGATTCATAGTTGTAAACTATATGGGTTAGTTGCTGAATTGACGAAGTCGGCGGTAGGCGCTCCAGAAGGGATAGAGAATCAGACCGGTTACGTGGCCGAGTCGCTGCGTTGCCGACGGGCGTCGAGGGCAGTACCAACAGGTTTCCTTGTACATCGTAGAATGAATTGATTTGGTGAATTGATTAGCCCATTTTAACCTGGCGCACCGTGGGCGGTAGGTAAGGCACCAGCGATCCTTCAGCCAGACTCAGCTCCATCTCTTCGAGCGTTACTTCCCGGCGGGTCAGCGTTTTGCTTTCGAGTAGATAGAATCCGGCGATTTGCCATTCGACGTATTCGCGATAGCCGTCGTTGATTCGCTTGGGCATCTGAATGATGCTTGACACGATGTAGCCTCGCTTCTCGTCCGACTCTTTGGCGGCTTCCCCTGGCGTCAGCAGCACATCACAGTAGCATAGTTGTTGGGCGGTTATCATAGCTATTGGCGTTTTTAGAATGGCATATTCTTCTCTTCGTCGCTGGGCTTGTACCCGGTTGCGTAGCGTACCGACATATCGACCTGTGATGCGCTCAGCACGTCGAGCGTACGGTGGTGGAATGTTTCGGCACCTTTTTTCCAGCTTTTTTCCTGCATCAGACCGGTCACTTTCCAGACGGTACCGGTTCGCAGTTTCTCTTCCGATACCACTTCGGGGGCGGCAAAGCACTTGACATTGAACTGCTCAGTGCGGGGTGTACCTCCCTGGCTGATTGTCTGCGTAACCTGGAGGACGAACTCGATCTGCTGACCAGTACCGACGTTCAGCACTTTGATGTCACGGTTCAGGGTGCCTTCCACCGTCACTTCCTGCCGGGTATCCTCGTCCGACTGTTTGAATCGCTCCAGGCTCATGCCGGTGCGGTCGCTGAGCAGGTCGTAATTCAGTACAATGGCACTGGTGTTCGTCCATTCGCCACCCGATTGCGAGAAGTAAGTTTTCTCGTTGGTACCGAGGTAATACTTCTGCTGGCGGACGTAGGTGCTCAGTGTCTGCTCGCTCTGTGGCTTGTCGTTACTCTGCCGGCGCATGGCCTCGGCATAGGGCTTGTGTACCATTTTCATGCGCAGGTACAGCACGCGCGTCGGCTTGTCGAAGCTGATCGTTTCGGCTTTGCGGTTCTCGCCGGTGAGTTTGGCCGAAGTGCTGGTTTCGATCTTGAAATCCCACCCGTCGACGATATCGCCCCGGTCGAGCAGATACTCCAGCATTCCCCAGAAACCGGTCAGCACGTCGCTGTCGTGGATCTGACTACCCATATCGCGTAGCAGCTCACAGCAGTAGTTCCAGAACTCGTCGCGGGTCATCGGAAAGGACACCGACTTACTGACCGTTTCGTAGATACTCAGCAGGCAGATGATGTTTTCGAGCGGCCGGTTCTCAAACGGAATACCCTGACGCTCCAGCCGCTCGGCCAGTTCCGACCGCACGGCCCGGATGGATTCGCCAAAACGGCTCTCCATCGTTTCCCGTAGGGGCAGCAGTTCGCTGAGCAACCCGTTCAGCCCCGCCTGCTCCCACTGCCGCAGCTGGCCGTAGTCATTTTTTTCGGCCGGGGTAAACGGCGTATCCTTCCGGCTCTTGAACTCGAAAATCAGACTACGGCTCAGCACGGCTCCGTCGTCACCGGTGGCCAGGTACTGCCCGACGATAATTGGGGCACAGTTTACGGACTGCTCTTCGGTCTGGTACTTGTTGTCCCGGCTCTGGCGGCTCCGGCCCTCGTTATCCCAGGCGGCTTTAAACGCTGTGGCCACGAATGGCGCCACGCGGGTAGAATCAAATTCATTGAACACGAACGGGCAGTTGCGAAACCGGGCCAGTGCGGTCCAGAAGGCCGCCAGTGTCGGTTCGGCCCCTAAGTTCATGGGCTTCATCAGATCCCCGTTGGAATCTTTACCCGAAAAAAATACGTACAGCAACGATTCTGCGTAGGTCGACTTACCAGAGTCTTTCGGCCCGTAGCAGTAGATCAGAGGGATTTTTGCCAGCTTCTTGACGATGTCTTTGAACAGCGTAGCAATGACAAACGTAACCCCAACCATTGCCCGATCGCCGTACACCCGGCGCATTTGCTTCCCCCACTGGTTGAACGTCACCGTCGACGGCCGGAACGTCAGGTATCGATCGTGTTTGTAGCCGTCCTCTTCCTGCCGGTAGTTGGCGCTGATGGGCGACATGGCCGGGCTGAAAAAGTGCTTTTCGTTGACGACGACGACACCGTGCTCGTTGTAATTCTCCAGATGCCCATTGAATACGGCATTGCTGAATGCGAAGAATCCTTCGGGTTGCCATCCCAGCGTATTGACCGGGTAAACCTCCGGGGTATTCGCCAGGATCTTGTTCATGATCCGCTTCAGGTGCTTCTTATCGAAATCTTCGTCGATGGTGAAGTAGCCCAAATTGCTTAGCTCCTGTTCGAACTGCGTGACACCGGTCAGTACTTTGGCGTCGAACTCGGCGTAAACCTTCCGGTATCCATTGTCCAGCTGCACCAGTCGCCGAACGGCTCCCTGCTGCTTGATGAGAAACAGCGGTTTGGCAATGAAATTGGTCAGCGGATTGGTACTGATGCCTTTGACTCCGGAGAAATAGTACCCTGTCTTATGAGGTTGCTGCGCGTCGCACCGTTCCGCGAACTGCCATTGAAAAAACTCCTTCCGGTCAACCCACTCCGGGAAGTCGTCATCGTCGTCATCATCCTTGCCTGCCTTTTTATCGCCCTTCTTTTTAGCTGTAGCCAGCAGCTTGCTGATAACACTCTTTTTCCAGGCTAACTCTTTGGCGATGCGGGTAACGTAGGCGTCCGCTACCGAATCATCGAGTCGACTCAGCATCGTGATGATCTGCCGCTGACCGATGATAACGTCATCCATGTCTTCCTGATCGAGCAGCGAAGCTGCCAGTTCCATCAGACCGTCTTTGCTGTCCCGCTTCAACTGGGCTTTCAGGTCGAGTTTGCCGCGTAGTTTGATGCACCACGCTGGCCCGTCGGCGGGTTCGTCACTGAGCAGCAGCGATTGTACCCATGAATCAGCGTCGACCTTTACCGGCCCCTCTCCTTCGGCCTGCTCCGGCTGCGGCAGGTAGAAGATCTTCACGCGCAACCCTGCCTTGAGCAGTACTTCCGTATCGCGGGCCTGCGCCTTCTGGCCCGTCCCGTTCGTATCGATGTCGTATACCAGCGTCACCGACTCACACAGGCTGGCCAGCTTGGCAATCTGCTTTTCAGTCAGGGCCGAGCCCTGTTTGCCGATGGCATTGGTGATGCCGGCACGATGCAGGGCTATCACGTCGGTTTGCCCCTCGGTTAGCACGGCCATTTTCGACCGTTCAATTTCCTTACGGGCTTTATTGAGTCCGAACAGAATTTCTTCTTTCCGGAAAATGACGGTTTCGGGGGTGTTGATGTATTTGGGCAGCTTCTCGCCAGACGGCGTCGTCTGCTGGCCGATCGAGCGGGCCGTGAATCCCAGCATGTGGTTCTTCTCGTCCCGAATCGGAATCATCAGCCGGTTCCGGAAAAAGTCGTACCGGCTGCCGTCCTTGCTCCGGCACACGCCCAGATCAACCGCCAGATCAAACGCATCGAGCTTGATTACGCTGTCGGCTACGAACTGCCACTGGTCGGGGGCGAACCCGATCTGCCAGTAGTCGATCTGCTCACGGCCGTAGCCACGGCCGGCCAGATACTGGCTTACGGGATGCAGCCCATCGGGCAGAATTTCTTCGGTCAGGTAACGATGGTATTTGTCAGCAATACGGTCGTTAAGGCTGTATAAATCGGTGAATGTCTCATAGTTGGATTCCGTCGAATCGGCTTTTGGGTCGGTTATCAGTGTCATACTCGACAAGTTCGTTGAGTCTACCGGCGAGGTAGGTAGCAGCTTCTGGTAGGGAAAGCTTACGGTAGGAGATGATGAAATCGAGGGCGTCGCCTGACTTGCCACAGCCGAAGCATTTATAGGTCTGGCGTACCGGGCTGACGGTGAACGACGGTGATTTTTCGTCGTGGAACGGGCAGCACGCTTTGTAGGTGCTACCCGTTTTTTTTAGGTCGATGAACTCCCCAATGATCTGCACGACGTCAGCCTGTTCGCGCAGTTTTTGGAGAAAGTCAGCGTTGATCAGGGGCATCGGGCACCTCCTTTCGTTTCAGTCGACGGGCAAACTGGATGTCGATGTTCCACGCCGATGATTCGGGAAACTCTTCATTCTCGTGGTAGTAGATTCTGATCGTACAGGTGAAACCATCGTCGACGTCGAGCGTTGCTCGAGTTTCCTTGCCGTTACAGAGCGAAATGATTTGAGCCATCAGGTCCTTAATGTATTCGCTGAGTTCGCGGCTCTGGGCGTACATCTCCTTAGTGACTCCTGTGATCGGCCAATTAATGAACCGACGGCAGCTGACAATCTCAATCATCAACTCGCTCAACTCATCCGATATGGCCGGGGCGTCGTTGGGGTCTTCCTCGATCCACTCGCGCCATTCGGCGGGTGTTTCCAACACGTTCAGCAGGCTTATGTCGGGTCGATTATTCTTCATTTTCGCCCTCCTCCCCGTCTTCATTACTGAAGGTGATACCGTTTTCTTCCAACAATGACAGCAGATGGTCGAAGCCTTTCAGGTCAAACGTTTGGGCTCCGTTCTCCTCGGTTTCTATGAACAGCCGCCACTCGCTCTGATTACGTAGATTCTGCTCGACGCGAATGCCATCCATGAGCAGACGGCCATCTTCATCTTCCAAAAACCAGTAACCAGGTTCGTCATCCATGAAGCCGTATTCCTCAAGCAGTTCGTCGGTTACAGGCCGTTCGGCTGGTGTTTTCAGCAACTCCGTCAGGAAGGCGATTTCATCCCGATACGCTTCCGATCTTGCCGCATCGCCCTCAACGTGTTCGGCATAATCCATTGTGCCTTCGTAGTCGAAACCCACTTCCAGCCGGCGCTCTAGTTCGGCTTTTCGATCGGTCATTTTTTTGATTAACTCCTTCATTTATAGTGCATTTACAGCCTTATCGGCTTGACTTTTCGTAAGGCAGCTTTGCTATACAGCTCGATTTTGGCCCGTTTCCTATCGGTTTGATTGAGCGATACGAAATCGACACCGCTGACAATAGCCCCCTTTCCATTCTGGCGGAACGTACCGAGCGATTCACAGATCTGTACGTTACAGGAGACGGCATCCCATACCCCCCGCGAATCGCGATACATCACCAGTTTGTAGTTGACCTCTTCGCGTAACTCGTGGCAGATGTCGGTCAATACGGCATCCATATCGTTGGTTACCGACTTTGGCCCGTTATTATCCTCGATCCAGATGACGGCTCCCTCCAGTCCCCAGCTGTAGTCGGCCCGGTTGGCAAACAGATTTCCGGTTCTGTACGCCAGTTCAGTGCGTTTCTGCTTCCCGGCGCACTCCGGGCCGCTTCCCTTCTCGATGCTGACCGGGTCGGTCAGTGGCTTGCCGCACACAGAGCAGCAGGGGCCTGACTGTCCTGTGGCCTTCATTCGGGGTCAGTCAGTTGAACGAGCCACGAAACGACGGCTTTATTCTTCTCAGCCTTTGCTTGCAGATGGATGTCGATCAGGCCAAAATTCTTTGCGTTGTATACGTCGAAAAGGTCGATTTCTTCGCCGGTAATCGTCAGCTTTCGCATTGCCAATTCGGGCCGGTCCGTTAAGGTAGTTTTCTCAACTACGACTGATTCAACCTGCTTATTCCGGTACCGGAAGAACTCGGCCAGGAAGTTGGCTACGCGCTCATCGTCTGCGCCTTCGTTGTAAGTGATGTTCATGTTACTCAGCGTTTATCGTAGAATGAATTAGATGTACTCGTCGTAGGGGTGCGGGATATAGCCCAGTTGAATCGCGGTAGCTATCCACAGCTTATCCGGCTGTTGCAACCCTATGAGTCGAATGATGAATTGCACCGCGTCAGCTGAAAGTCTGTAGCTGTGACGGTTGCGGTCGTCTGAGATGATTACGTGCGTCGCCAGGCGCATGGACACGCGGTAGTCGGACTCGGATAATCGGGTAATCCAGGCCAT